AACTACAGTATATCAAAAAAATTAAGAAATGATAAAGATATTACAGAAGAATTTGAAGTTCTTCTTAACTCACTTTCCCTAGAGGAGATAATTGCGCTTAAATTAGAGTTAGCCGCCAAGTCCATTAACAATAAGCTATATGGATTTCCTCTGTGGAAAGGAATCAACAATATTGTTAAAGAGGCTCTTCTCAAAACAGCCCTTTCCATAACCAGAACAAAAGGTGAAGCTGCCAGGTTTTTAGGTCTTGACCGGCCTAGATTACATGCATTAGAAAAAAAATACGGCACCGACACTTATTTCGAAGATAAAACTTGACATTTTGAAGCTGCAGCGATATAGTTATATTAAGTGAGGTAAAATTAACAACGGAGGCATCCTATGTATTCGTGACAGATTTAATACATAACAATGGCAGGGGTTGCAAAGATATTTAACAACGGCCAGGAAGTGTAGCCAATAAGAGTTGCGCGAAACCTTCTATGCCTCTAACGAAGGGCTTACTACGTAAGCAGTGGAAGAGAGGCTAGTATGACGATGATCGAGAAACTCGTCCAACCCCTGCCTTCATTTTCTTTTGATCTTTTAAAATATGGGGGCGAATTGGTATCGACTGGGTGTCGAAGATTATTCGTGCAGGGCAGAGGGCAGCGACGGTCTCTGTAAAAACGCTGAACTTGATAAGTGCCAATACTGACACTTTTTCTGAATACGCACTAGCTGCGTAATCCGGGGGAGCCATCCCTTGTTAACCAAAATGGCATTTTTAGGTTTCTCACTACCTTAATAAGGTGAGTGGTGGCTGGGCCTAGTGCTATAAGTACTAGCCAGGAATTTGGACTGGTTGTGGCCAGATTTCAATATACAACAACCTAACCTTGTGAATGACGAATTTTTGGAAGCATTTAGGACTCGGGTTCGACTCCCGACGCCTCCACCATTTTTTTTCTTATCCTTTCTTTTAGACTACTTACCATATATGAAACTCCTACTTGAAAATTGGCGAGAGTATATGAAAGAGGAAGAGGAACACCATCCCTCCGAATATATTAATTTTATGAGGCGCGACTGCTCGTTGCTAGCACAAGCCATTAGTGGAATTTCTGATTTTCCCATGTATGGCATCGTTGATGAACGAGGAGACATGCATCATGTTTTTGCTTATGATTCTCAAACAAAAGAAGCGATTGACTGCCGCGGCAGGATGCCATTGGAAAACGTGCTTGACAATATAAGTGGTGAAAGCAACACCTATCGTGAAACATCTCCAGAAGAAGTAGAAAAGGTATTTGGCACATACAGCGATGAGGAATTTGAGTATGCAGAAGAAAAGGCACAAGAATTAATATGAAACTCCTACTTGAAAATTGGCGAGAGTATATGAAAGAATATTCTTTCCCCGCGGAGAATGGTAATAATGTCTGAATATGGAAGCAATGCTAGCATCACGGGTTCGCTAAACGTGGACGGGAGTATTGATTTAGGCAGCGGCGATGATGACGTCAATCTAGATAGCAACACCTTGTTTGTTGATGCAGACCAAAACAAGGTGGGCATTGGCACCACGAGCCCAGATTATACTCTCGACGTAGCCGGAGACATAGGGGTCGATCAATACATCTATCACAACGGTGATGCCGATACGTGGATGAGGTTCGGAGACAATGCGGTAACTTTAAAGGCAGGCAACCTATCATTCATTAACTTAGACAAAAAAAACTCCGCTCCACATGAGCTTACTTTTAACGATGGTTCGAACAATATTGACTTTATTGTTAAGGGTAACGGTTCCAACGAAGGCAACCCCGCATTTAAGGTAGACGCATCCACAGGCAGGGTGGGGATCAACGGCGTAGGATCTCCCGATGTAGAGCTACATGTTGATGGCGATATCAAGCTTGTTGGAAATGACCCCAGAATTAAAATTGACGGCGACGTGGACAGCCACCCCGGTCTTGAACTTTACGAGAACGGCACAAGAAAGTGGATTGCATACAATAATTATACTAACGACAACCTCACATTCAAAACCAATAGTGATATAAGGATGGTCATAGAGCAGGACGGCAACGTTGGAATCGGCGTTGGCGATCCGGATACGCAATTGGAGGTATTTAATGCCGGAACCCAATTAAAATTGTCCTACAACGGATCCGACGCCGCGACCTTTGCTGTTGATGACAATGGTTATCTGACCATCACCCCATCTGGAGGCCTCATGGCAACCGGAATGCTCGGGCACAAGCAGTACGTCGGGAGCGCGCTTTCAAACGGGGCAACCCTTACAACATCACAGTCAGGTATATTAATCCCCCAGTCCGGTAATGCTACTCCATCTAACCATGTTGTGAATCTGCCCTCCACTGCACCAGGCATAACGTATACGTTCTGGTATGCAGGGACACCCGGTCAGGGGTTCCAAATTAACCCAGCATCCGGCGAAAAGTTCATGGGCAATCTGCTTGACAAAGATGGAAGCACGGTAGTTCTGGGGAGCAATGGTGTGGGGAGAGTAGACAAAGACTTAATTCTTGGAACAAGTTCGGACATTGGACACTTTATCACCATCGTTGGGTCCGGGTCTGGGTTCTGGATGATCACAAACTCTCAGGGAGATTGGTCACTTGAATCCTAGAATCCATAGCAGAGGAACAGAATGAAACTCATACTTGAAAATTGGCGGAAATACTTAACAGAATCTCAACTTCTCATTGAAGGCCGCATTCAAGACGCTGAAAGAAAGTTCCCTGAATTAGCTAAGAAAAGAGAAGAATTGGATGGCGAAAGTCTTCTTGATGTTCTTGTTCAAAGAGATCCTTCTGAAAACCAAAAATATCTCATGGGCGCAGCTAGGATTTTGAAAAATACTATTGATGGTCACATTAAAAGAGGCAAAGAACCTTTTTGGGGAAAGCAGTGGCCAGAAGATGAAGAGATTGAGCCAGAAAAAATAGACAAGCTCATATCTCCTTGGGGCATCGCCAGCAATATTGCAGGACAGTTGGAAACATTTCATCTTCTCCAGAAGTATGTTGAACCAGAACAACGAGACATTAATAGAATTAAAGATTTTGGTGAACTAAATTCAACTGTCAACGCAGCAGTTACAAAGCAGGCATCTGTTGAGTCAGCGAAGGACAGAAAACAACAAGAGAAAATAAAAGCAAAAGAAGGTTCCAGAATAGTCGACGAAAACGATGACTATATTATGATCAGACCAGAGACCACTGAAGCTTCTTGTTATTATGGCAAAGGAACAAAATGGTGTATCTCAGCATCTGAATCTTCAAACTATTTTGATGAGTACTCTGCAGAAGGCAAAACGTTCTATTTTGTGTTTCTAGCCAACCTTTCCAATGATAACAAATATAAGAAGATTGCCCTTGAAATGGAGCCAGGTGGAGCATTCAATCGCGCATGGAATGCTTGGGATGAGCCGATGGATTTTGATGAAACAACTCAAGCAATAGTACAGAACCTTCTCAATCAAAAAGTAACTCAAGGTGCCCTCCTTTGGTATCAGCATATTACGGGCGGCCATATGGTAAGTCGTGAAGACGTTTCAAAAGAAGACGTAATGGAATTCGCTGCAGCCGTAAAAGAGTTGGGTGCTGATTATAATACCGACATTGAAATAAACTCAGAACCAGAAGATTACGATACAATTGACCAACAGCGTGAAGAAAGTGTAGAGGCCATCGAAACAAGGGCCATGAGTACATTAAGGTATATAATCGACGTAGCGCAAGAAGATGCACAAGAAAACCCTTCAATTGGCAAAGAACCTTACATAGAAATGATGGAGCGCTATCAAGATCAGGTAGAACACTTGGAATTCGAATTGAAGTTTCCCGACGAAACTGGTGAAAGTCACATCGAACTCAACTCTTATATTTGGATTAATTTGCCCATAATCCTTGCAAGACATAGAAAAACCATGGAATGGACTGTGCCATGGGAAGAACCGGAAACACTCAAACAAATCAACGCCATCATTCGAGACGCAATCGCCCCCACCGGAATGAATATATATGATCTAGAGTCTGTTCCTGACGATGTTCGCGGCGGAGGCCCCTATTTCAAGGGTGTTGTTGATTATAGCCATATTGAAGATCTAGATGAGCTTAGAGTATTTCTCAATGAAATGCTTCGTATTGATGAAAGTTTCGGTACCAAAGGATATTCTGCAATATCAAAGGCTCTAATAGATGTTGGTTTGGTAGCACAGGAAGGTCACGAGGCTAAATATTGGCAAGATCCAGAAGAAATCGAAAAACAAGGCGAATTGGCTTTACAAGAATCGTATAAAAGATGGGCTCAACTTATAAAATGAAACTGTTATTAGAAAATTGGGAAGAGTTTTTAAACGAAGCCAAGCTTAAGCATGGCTATTCTATTGGAGAGATTGGTAAAGATCCAATCGCTGGCATCGACCAGAACAAATCCATGTACGGCGCATCGATGAACAAGCCGGTTCTGGCTTTCATCAATCTTGTACTAGCAAAAGAAGGCGCCCTTCACAATAGAACAGGTGAAAAGATTCGTCGACTGTCCCCGGAAGAGTTGGATAAGCTTATAAGCTATGCCGGAGGCTCCTCAAGTTCGAACAGGGTTAATAGAGCCTTGAGCGATATGTCCAGTGTTCCAGGAAAAGACCCCAAAAATCAAGGATATTACAAAAAATACAGCAAGCAATATGGAGTTAGCAGAGACCAGGCAAAAGAAGTGTTAAATAAGCTTGGCTTAGGAGATTCCATCGGAGGGGTGCACTGGGGAAGTAGATACAATCAGCAAACTCCACAAGGTTATAACAAGTTCATGTCGCTTCTTGTCAACATGAAGAATGATCCAGATTCAGAATATCACAACGAGGCCAGTGAAGTCTTGTCTTATATCCAGAAGAGGCAAGGTGGAACCGGCGCTAAAGGGTTGAAAGATCGCTTGAATAAGCAGTTGGAAAAAGCAGGATATGGTAAAGATTCTATTAAATCAATGTATGGTAAGGGTGGCTATTACAAAGGCACTTTGAACTATTCTGTTGTAATCAACGACAAATATGTTTTGTCACTGTATACCGACCAGTCCGACAGAGATCTCGGCAAAATGAGATCAAAAATACAAGATTTGACCCTGGGCGCCATCAAGGACAATATTAAGCCGGAACAATTTCAAACACCTTTGCAAACAAAAGTACCAGATAAACCCCCTGCGCCCACTCCGCCTACTACGGACACACCCTCTCCTGTGGCTACCGCACCAAAGCCGGAAATAGAGTTGCCAAAGCCGGCGCCACCACAAGCTCCGCCTGAGCCCAGCAACAGGCCTGAGATAGCAACGCGAAGGCCGAGCGAACCAGAGATCGCCTCCCCACGCTTTGAGAGACCAGAGGAGCCTCTCCCGACACCTGCACCGATCAAAACCAGATCCGGAAGGTTTGTACATGACATAGAAGAGCTACCTGATTTTGACTTTGATAAGTTCTATGGCGATCTTGACGTGCAGTTTGCCGACCAGGGCGGAGCGGCTGCAATGCTTCCAAGTCATGGTACAGATTATAAGTTTGGACGAGAACATCAGAAAGCATACCAAGAATTACAAAAGGCAAGAGAGCTTGAAAAGCTTCCAATACCCACCGAACCCGCCCTGAATGAAACATACAGGAGATGGGCTCAGTTTATAAACTAAGAGATATATTATGGATTTCAAAATAGACATAAAGTTGCTTATCACGCTTTTAATATTCGCCACAACTCTAGGCGGTTTTTACTACACAACTCAGTTGAGACTGGATTCTCTTGAGTCAGAAATAGCTCAGTGTAATTCTTCCGAGCCGGTTAACCAATTGAAAAAGAAAATCCAGAACTTGGCGAAAAGAATCAAAAAATTAGAAACCAATCAATGATAAAATAAAGCTTAAAAGTTTCACCTCCGTAGACTATAGTCTATAGAGAGATGAGGATAAAATGTCATTAAAAGATACTTGGAACAAGTTAACAAATTACGAATGGAATCAAAGTTCAACTAGAAAAGAAACAGTGCTGTATATTACAATTTATTCCGTAGCAGACTGGTTTCTTCCATGGTTGTAGGGGTAAGTCATGTCTTATGATATAGTGCTTTTAAGTGGAGGATTCGACCCTCTTCATGTGGGTCATGCTAGAATGATACGCAACGGGGCAACCCTGGGGAAAAAGCTGGTAATTGGCGTCAATTCTGATGCCTGGCTGATGAGAAAGAAAGGTTATATTTTCATGCCATTTGAAGAGCGCAAAGAAATGGTTGAGTCGTTAGCTGGGGTATCCATAGCTACTGACTTTGATGATAGCGACGGAAGCGCATGCGGACTTTTGAATTGGGCCCGAAGCGAATGGCCAAATGAAAAGATAGCATTTGGAAACGGAGGTGATCGTAATCTGGATAATATACCAGAATTATATACAGCCGAAGAAACAAATATTGAATTGGTCTGGGGCGTTGGAGGAATCAAAATCCAGAGTTCCAGCACATTAGTGGAAGATAGTCGAGGAAGTATAGATGAGTGATATAGATATCTGGTATTCGAAAGCCAAGAAAAAAGATAAAAAGAAAGACGATGATGATTATGAAGCCAACGCAGGGAGCGACTCAAAGGATAGAATAGAAGTTTATAACAACGATATCTACTTTTATGCAGAAGTCAAGAGGACCAACAATCTTACTCTGAACAAGAAGATTATAGAAGCTGCCAACAAATATTCAAATATTTCAAATTCGTTAAACATTGAACCCTGCATTCCGATCAACCTTCATATCAATTCATATGGGGGGAGCGTTTTCGCAGGGTTTTCTTCTGTTGATTATATTCTTCAGTCAAAGGTTCCAATCACCACGATCATCGATGGCTGTGCTGCTTCTGCTGCGACAATCATGAGCGTCGTGGGCGCCCACAGAAAAATCAATAAAAACGCTTATATGTTAATCCACCAGCTTTCTTCTGGTATGTGGGGGAAATACGAAGAGTTAAAAGATGATATGAAGAATAGCGAGATTCTAATGAAGCGCATTAGAGAAATCTACGAAGAGCGTACAAAAATCCCGGCTAAAAAACTCAATGAGATTCTAAAACACGACCTATGGTGGGATGCAGAAACTTGCCTTAAATATGGTCTCGTTGATGAAATCATTTACTAGTTGAAACTATTTATACTGTATGGTTCAATGGTTTACCGGCGCCGGCGATGAAGTAGAATTTGATGATATTATATACCAAATTAAAGAACACTCCTTCATCAACGGCACGGTATATATTGGCAGCGATTCCTTTTTTAAAAAACAAGATTGTGTACTCTCCACGGCCATATGTCTGTATGGAGCAGATAACCAGCCCGGCGGCAGGTATTTCTTTAAAAAAATCAAAATTTCCAAGAAACAATTCCCCAGCCTTTCTGTTAGAATGTTAAAGGAAGCCGAGATAACCATAGGCATAGCTCGTAAGGTTGTCGACAAATGCTCCTGGGCAAAGTTGGAACTACATTTGGACATAAGTAACACAGAAAAAGAAGAAGGAACCAGTCATTTGGCTAAAATGTTGGTTGGGTATATAAAAGGCTCGGGCTTCGAATGTAAGATAAAACCATACGCTTTCGCCGCAGCATCAATTGCTGATAAACACTCAAAGTGATGGAAAACGATGGCTAATAAGAAAACCGAGATTAAGCAAATGTTAAAAAAGGTAAAAAAGATTTGTAAGGAAGAGTGCGACAAACTTTATATGGAAGAGGATATCGACGTACAATACCACCACTATTCCCCAGATGTTAAAACTATATTCCTTAAAGAAAATAGAAATACAAAAGTTAGAGTTACACACGAGATTGTGAAGCATATTGCCAAAAGAATTCAAAAAGAAGTTAACCCACGTTGGAATCTTGGATTACTCGTCGAACGCCCAGAACAGTGTGCATGGTATACCGGCGAAAATGATGACGACGATGACGAATGATTGAAAACATACTACTTATAGTGACTTTTAACGCATAAAACAGGAGAATAAGATGTCAATTGACCTAAACATACCAACTTTGGATATTGAGGATTTCGATCCGGATGCCATTGATAACGAAAAGAAGGATTCCGTTGAGGATGAAAGCGGTGGAGCACTTACTTATGCCATTATCGGTTCAGGCCAGGGCGGAGGTAGAATTGCAAAGGCCTTCTACGACTTGGGATATAAGAAAACAATTGCATTTAACACAGCAAAGTCCGATTTGGCTCTACTTGAATTGCCAGAAGAACATAAGTTCTTCGTAAATCACTTTGGCGAGGATGGAGCAGGCAAAAATCAAGAGAGAGCTAGACAAGCATATGAAGCACAGAATCCTGAAATATTCAACAAGATGCGTCAAATCTTTGGAGAGAACATTGATAGAATCCTTGTTTGTGTTGGAGTAGCCGGCGGAACCGGAGGCGGCTCTGTACAGACGTTAATTGACACAGCAAAGCGCTATTTCACTTATGTTGGTAAAGATGACGCTAGCGAGCGAGTGGGCGTTGTTGCTTCACTTCCCACAACTGGCGAAGTCGCATCTCCGGTTGTCGCCAAAAATGCCTATAATAGAATCACAGAATTATGTGTAGCTGCTGAGAATGGGGATTATGCCCCCCTCATCATCGTCGATAACGACAAAATCAGAAAGCTATATCCACAGCTTACTGTCAAGCAGTTTTGGCCCACTCTGAACAGCACAGTCGCCGGCCTCTTTCACGTCTTCAATCTTTTATCGACAAAGAACTCAAACTACACTGCCTTCGATCCAGCCGATTATAATACTATAATGAAATCAAAGGGGTGTATGATCTTCGGAGCTACATCTGTAAAGAACATCGAAGACGAAACTTCAATTTCATCTGCGCTCAAGAGAAACCTAGGAAAGACTCTTTTGGCTAGTGGCTTTGATCTAACTACAGCTACTGGTGCTGCCAGCATCGTTGTCGGCGGAACAAAGCAGTACGAAGAGATCCCCGGCCTCATGGACTCCATTGAGTATGGATTTGATACCCTCGCTGCCTTGACAGGTGGTGCAATCATCCATAGAGGAATTTACGAAGACTCAGGTAAAGACAAACTCGTAGCTTACACAGTTGTCGGAGGTCTCGAACCTCCTCAGAAAAGACTAGAAGAGTTGAAAAAGTTCTTGACTATCCGCTAAAATGAATGTATAGTATTACTATATTCATTGGAGGATAAGTTGGAAAATCAAAATAATGAAGAGAAAGTGGTCATCCCCGCAGGCCCCCCTTGGAAGATCATCAAAAAGTTTGCTTCGTTTGAAGAGGCAGATCAATTTCGTAACAATCACATTTCTGAAAACCCCGATAAGCAAGTTAAAGTGCGCTGTTATTCAGATTGCTTCGCAGTAAAGGGTCGCCCCAACCCCGCCTTAGCCCCCCCGAAGGCGAAGAAAGGTAAAAAGAAAGGTAAGAAGAATGAACAGTAACTCTCGTAGATATCAAATCGACCTAGTAAATAATGATACTGGAGATCTGAAAACAGTAAGTGTCTTCAAACTTAGCTTTGCCGAAGCGGCATCCCATGCCTACGTTGTACAGAATAAATCAAACCCCGGTAAATACAGAGTTCATGCCATCAAAGAATTGGGCAAGATCTCTAGATGGCAATATCTTTAAAAAACGCTCCCGTAGCTCAGTTGGATAGAGCAACGGCCTTCTAAGCCGTGGGTCGCACGTTCGAGTCGTGCCGGGAGTACCATATCTTTTTTCTTTTTCTTTTGAAAAATAGCTAGTGAGAAATTAATTATAATATAGGAGACCCAATGCATGCCATCTTATCGAGGAAGAGGAAAAACGAAGCAAAGACGTTTCCCGATGAGATTCATATGTGATCCTAACTGGATGGTTATTCATGTTGATTATAATAACACCGACAGAACTCTGTTCATAAAGCTGCTAACAAAGGAAGAAGGAATTGTTAGAGTTAAAAGAAGCACATATCCCTCCACAAGAAAAACAGAACTAACAAATGCAGAAATAAGGAAAAAAGTTGTTGACTTTTGCAACGATTTGATTCATAATGGTAATAGAAGCTCAGATAACACAGTAGCTCGTTGTTCGGATTACTTATCTAGAGTGGAGACGATACTTGGATTAATCATATGGAGAAGAAGAGACGCCAACCCATACAATCTCAACGTCTAATTAGCCTCCTTGGTGGAATAGGTAGACACGACAGACTTAAAATCTGTTGCCTTCCAGGCATCCCGGTTCGACTCCGGGAGGAGGCACTAAAAATAAAGCTTAACATTGGAGGGTTTATATAATAGATTAGTTGTTTACAAATTGCATCGTTTTTTATCAAAACAAAACAAAGAAAGGAGAAGAAAATGAAGAACATTATTGCAAATATTTTTATTATTTCACTTATTGCCATGGGCTGTAATAGCACGGCATCAAACACCACGGATTCGTCAGCAACTGCTGATAACACAAAGACAACCACGTCTGTTACTCCGGATGCAGATGCCACCTTATCACCCCTTCGTTGTTCACAGAGCGACATTCGTTCCAAGGTGAATTCTGTTAGCTTGGAGCTTCAGGTCTGCTATGAGAAGCAGCTAGTTGAAAATCCGAATCTTGCAGGTCGAATTGACACACAGTTCACCATTTCAACTGGTGGAAAGGTTTCATCCGCTAAGGTCACTGGTTCAACCTTGAACAATACCGCGGTCGAGCAATGTGTTGTTCGCACGCTTCAAAATATTGGGTTTGAGGCACCTTCGACACCAGGGACTTGTGTTGTGAATTGGCCGTTTGTGTTTAATTCGATTGACGAGTACCACGAATAGGATTACTTGCTATCCCGCATTCCCACCAAGACTCTGATGTAAACATCAATCGCATGTTGCGCAGAGTGTCTCTTGGTCTCTTTTTGTAGAAATTTCTTAAGATTATCATAAGTAGGGCCAAGAGACACATGGTGGAATCTTGTGTACGTTGAGTGAATCATCCCCACTAGTTCTCCCTTGTGGTTGAGAACCGGACTCCCGGAACTACCCCCAGCAGCAGGAATTGAATAAAACGCCATATCTTTATGATAGCCGTTGTAAAAACCTTCTTGTATAGGAATCATATTTGGTGCAAAAATGCCAAGAGGTGCTGCAACATTATAGAGACGATCCCCCGGCGTTGGCTCTTTTGGGGAAAACTGTATTGATTTTTTGTGTAGGTCTTGAACCCAAAGCAGACATATATCGCTACCGGCATCTTCTGCCACAATTTCTATATCATATCTATTACCATCAATATCAATGACTTTGAACTCTAATTCATATTTTGTTGCATTGACCTCTTCGGCGAATTGTTTCAAGTAAGATTCATCACAAACATGTTCTGCGGTCAAAACGTAGGATCCATCGACTCCATTGGTTGTCACAGCACCGGACGCCGAAGAAACAAATGATCCTTTCTGGCATGTTTTGTCCTCTTCTGAACAAATATACACTGTTAATAGTTTGTGGATTTTTACAAAGGATTCTCTAGGCAGTATTTTTTGTTGACTGTTTCTATGCGACGTTGCACATGAGTTGGTTAATACTGCAAAAACCAACAAAAAGGCAACAAAAAATAACTTTTTAAACACTTAAAGCCCTCATATATATTGATTATCTATAAATAACTAGGTCAGTTTCAAAAAGAAACTCTATTTATAAGTAAGAAATTCGAACCGAAAGGACATTTAACCCAAGTCTTATTTAAGGAAAAAAAATGAAATATTTTGCCATGTTAACATTTGTTTTGTTGCTATCCATGAGCTGTGCTAGCGTAACTTCAGGGCTAAATCACGAAGTCATTGATGTAGAAACAACAAGTGTACAACAAACTCCAGAGTCTCAATATTTAACATCACCCGATGCAGAAAAAGAAATCCCTTTCTTCCGCAACCACGAAACCTCATCGGCGCCGTGCTACTATTGGATCCCGACAGGTGAAGTTGAGGTCATTGAGAGGGGCGATAACAGCACGAAGAAAGAGAATAGCTCTGACAAAAAAGAAGAAAAACCATAATTACATTATCGGATAGAGAATGACTAAAAAAATCTATGTTGTAGATACCAGCGTCTGCCTAACGGATGCCACATCTATAAAATCATTCAAAAACAACGATATAGTGTTACCGCTAAAAGTACTCGAAGAAATAGACAATCACAAAAAAAGACAGGATGGCGTAGGTCTAAACGCTAGAAATGTTATCCGCTATCTTGATCTGCTCAGAGCCAAAGGAAGTTTGAGCAAGGGTGTGCGAATAGGCAGAGGAAAGGGGATATTATCTGTTAAACCATTTGACAGTTCTTTACTGCCCAAGTCTCTAGACGCAACAACACCAGATAATCAAATCATAGGCACTGCGCTAGCAGAAAAAGAAGCCAATCCCAAAAGAAAAGTTATAGTGGTCTCCCGCGACATCAACATGCGCGTAATATGTGATTCCCTCGGCTTGCTTTCTGAGGACTATATAGCCGGCCAAATAGTAGACGATTCTCAGTCGATCTACACAGGATTTATAACTCATTTGATAGATGACGAGGTGATAGATAGGTTTTATGAGAAAAACGATGTGTTTCTCGACCCGGATGAGGTCAAAGTACAACCAAATCAATTTGTGATGCTTGTATCTAATTCAAATGAAAAGAAGACCGCTTTGAGCCGGTTCGTTGCTTATAACACCCCGCTTCAAAGGATAGGCGAATATAAGAACGGAATATGGGGAGTTCGCCCTAGAAACAAAGAACAAACGTTTGCACTTAGCCTATTGATGAATCAAGATATACCAATTGTTACATTGGTTGGCAAAGCTGGATCAGGAAAAACTCTAATGGCTCTCGCAGCCGGCTTAGAACAAGTTCTGGGAGAAGGCGCACACGATAATAAATATAAGCAATTGTTGGTATCTAGACCAATTCAACCAATGGGTAAAGATATTGGCTTCCTCCCGGGAACCATGGAAGAAAAGATGACACCATGGTTGGCTCCAATGGAAGATAACCTGAAGTTTTTGATGGGTAACGACAAAACAACGCTTGACATGTACGTAGAAGATGGTACAATTGAAATTGAGGCGTTAACATATATTAGAGGTAGATCAATTTCCAACGCTTTTATTATCATCGATGAAGCACAAAACTTAACAAGTCACGAATTAAAGACTATCATTACTAGAGTAGGTGAAGGAACAAAGATTGTTTTAACCGGAGATGTGGAACAAATTGATAATGTCTACATTGATGAAACAACCAACGGCCTTACATACGCAGTAGAGAAATTTAAAGAATATGGCCTCGCGGGACACATTACATTGCAAAAAGGCGAACGAAGCAAAGTGGCCACCCTGGCAGCCAAAATATTATAAAAAAAGAGTTGACAATCGGAAGCACTTCTAGTATATTAAAGACTGGCAGTGGATGGCCGGTAGTCATAGGGTGTCTTATAAGCATCCTGGAGGCGGGTTCAACTCCCGTACTGCCAACCAAATGATAAAGGAGATATATCATGACAATTGAAACAACAAACCCACTACTTGAAAAGGAAGTCGACCCGGATTCCGAGTTGAAGGAATGGCTTGTAAACTATGTTGGGGAAAAGAAACAACCAGAGGACGAAAAGATCACAGTCGAAATGATTGTTGATGTCGTCGCCAACGAGTTTCCAGACTTCTTGATGGTTGTGGCTGAAGAAAATTGGATCAGAGGTTACCACCAGGCTCTCGCCGATGTTGATGAGGGGCAGAAGATTTCCAACGAGCTAGAAACTGACAGCGAAATCGAAGATGAAGAGGAAGCAACAGAGGATTCTGACGTTGAAGAAGACGGAAACGACATCTAATATATCTGAGTACGTTAAAAGCTCTGATGGGACAGTGAAACAACAAAGCAAAGAACATCACTTGTTTGGCAATATATTGGTTTATATCAAAGATCCTTTGCCGGATTCCGTTAATATAATAAACGTTATCAGCGCCATTGAGTCGACAGTGCCGGCCAAGTTTGCCCATGGCCTCGATTCAGTTATGGTTGGTCAGTTTGATTTCTTTGAAGAAACAGATACCAATGCTTTTTATCAAGACGGCGCCATTTATGTTACAAACGATCAATTCAACGAAGAAGACATGATCGACGATCTCGTACACGAAGTCGCACATGTCGCTGAACAAACTTACGGAATGGACATTTACGTTGATGGTTCTATAGAAGAAGAGTTTGTTGGAAAGAGAACAAGGCTACATTCAATTTTATCGGGCAATGGATATAATGTCCCAGAGGAATTTTCACATCCAACAGAATCCCCAGAATACTCCGCTGATATCGATGAGTTCCTATATGAAACAGTAGGGTATCCAGTTTTAACAACTTTGACAATGGGGCTTTTTGTTTCTCCATATGGCGCGACAAGTTTAAGAGAATACTACGCAAACGGATTTGAAGAATATTTCTTGGGGGACAAAAATTACCTCAAAAATATCAGCCCAATGCTTTATAATAAATTAGAAGAAATAACTTACAAAAACCAAGGTCGCGAATAGAGCATTACCATGACAGAAGAAAAAAAACACATCTCATTTTCTGAGTTGAAGGAGTGGGAAAAATGCCCATTCTCACACAAGCTAATGTATGTTGACGGTATGAAACATTTCCGCGGAAATGAATATACTGCTTTCGGCACTGCAATCCACAACACATGTGAGAAGCTTCTGGTAGAAAAGAAAAAGAACAATAATCATAATGTTGATGAAAAGAAACTTTTTGAGATCTACTTTGAAGATGAGGTCGCAGATCTAAAAGATATCAAGGTCAACAAGAAGATGGTTGAAGATATGAAGGAGCAAGGCAAGGAGTTAGCTTCTCTTGTTTATTCAAAACTGTCAAAGTACTTCAAGGAGTATGATTTTATATCAGCAGAAGAAATGCTCTATGTCCCAATCAAAGAATATACAAAGGGCGAGTATAATTTTAAAGGTTATATTGATCTAGTTCTCAAGACCAAAGACGGCAAGTATCACATCATTGATTGGAAGTCATGTTCTTGGGGTTGGGATGCCAGAAGAAAGGCCGATACAATGACTACTTATCAATTAACGCTGTATAAGCATTATTTTGCAATAAAACACAACATCAAACCCGATAAGATTGAAACTTATTTCGCATTGTTAAAAAGAACAGCGAAGAAAAATAAGATTGAAATGGTTAAAGTTAGAAACGGCAGCAGAAAAATGCAGAATGCGGTTAACTTATTGAAGACAGGGTTGTATAATATTGATAAACAGAACTACTTGAAGAAGAAAACTTCTTGTCAACGATGCGAATTTTATCAAACAGATGAATGCCCGAGAGGTAAAACGTGGTAGATAAAGATAAAAAGACTAAGATCCTCGTTTTGAGCGATCACCCCTTACACCCTTCTGGTGTAGGGATTCAAACACGATACATGATTGAGGGGATGCTGAAGACTGGCAAATACAGCTTCATCTGTCTCTGCGGAGCAATCAAACATCAAGACTACAACCCTGTGAAGACTGAGGAGTGGGGAGAGGATTGGGTTATGCACCCAGTTGATGGATACGGTAATCCAGATATGATTCGCTCTCTTCTTCGAACAGAAAAGCCCGACATTCTTTGGTTTATGACAGACCCCCGCTTCTGGGCCTGGTTGTGGCAGATGGAAAATGAAATCCGACCTCTAGTTCCAATGGTCTACTACCATGTTTGGGATAACTTTCCCGCCCCGACGTTCAACCGTCCGTGGTACCAGTCAAATGATTTCATTGCCTGTATTTCGAAAGTAACAGACAGGATTATCAAAGAGGTTGTCCCCGATGTACAATCGGAATACTTGCCTCACGCTGTCAATACAGAGATGTTCACACGCTATGATAACCCTGTCGTAGAGAAATTCAAGAAGGATCACTTCCCTGAAGTCGACAATGATGGAAATGAAAAGATGATCTTCTTCTGGAACAACAGAAACGCAAGAAGAAAGCAAAGCGGTACTTTGATTTTCTGGTTTGACGAGTTCTTAAATCGTATTGGTAGGGACAAAGCAACACTTGTTATGCACACAGATCCCCACGATGTACATGGGCAGGACTTATATCAAGTTATCAACCACTTGGGTTTGGATAACAGAGAAGTTGTTATTTCCAAGGATAAGCTCCCCCCAGAAAGCATTGCGATGCTCTACAATATGGTGGATTGCACAATCAACATTTCTGATGCAGAGGGTTTCGGATTGGCCACGTTCGAATCGCTATCTTGCGAGACTCCAATTATCGTTAATATGACCGGCGGACTTCAAGAACAAGTGACCGACGGTGAGAATTGGTTTGGCTTTGGTCTGGATCCGGATTCAAAAGCTATTATTGGTTCCCAGGAAATCCCCTGGATTTATGAAGATAGGGTTGGAAAGGAACAATTTCTCGATACAATGGAAAAGTTTTACCACCTTCCGAAGGAAGAGAGACAGAATATGGGCAAACTTGGCAGACAACATGTTCTGAACAATTACTCCATGGACAAGTTTGTTGATTCGTGGGATAGGATTTTTACCGATATTATTGAAAACCAAGGTTCCTGGGATACAAGAAAGAACTACAAGTCTTGGGCCCTGACGGAGATAAAATGAAGAAGAGAATATTAGTTCGTGGACCGCTTCTTTCAAGGTCCGGTTATGGTGAGCAAGCTCGCTTTGCGCTACGCTCACTGAGAGCACACGAAGATAGGTTTGATATTTACATCCACCCGGTTGGTTGGGGTCAATCTAGTTGGATCCATGAAGACACAGAGGAGCGCCGCTGGATTGATGAATTGGTGACAAAGACCGTTGAACATCAGCAAGCCGGCGGCCAATATGATATTTCATTGCAGGTTACTATTCCTAACGAATGGGAGCCGATGGCTCCGATAAATATCGGATACACAGCAGGAATCGAAACAACTGCGGTAGCCCCTGCTTGGATTGAGAAGTCAAAATTAATGAATCAGATTGTAGTTGTGTCGAACCATGCAAAGAACATCTTTGAGGAAACCGTTTATCAAGCGCAAGACAACAAAACCGGCAAAATGATTGACAACTTCCGGTGCACCACGCCAATTGAGGTTGTAAATTATCCAGTACGAAACCCAAAGCCAGAGAAGATCGAGTTGGATCTCTCTACTGATTTCAACTTTTTGACAGTAATGCAGTGGGGCCCCAGGAAGAACCTGGAGAATACAATCCGCTGGTTTGTCGAAGAATTCATTGACGTTGAGGTCGGGTTAATTGTGAAGACTTCCATCGCATGCGACGCCATCATTGATAGGATGCACACAGAGAGAAGGTTGGGTAATTTGTTAAAGGATTATCCTCAGAGAAAGTGCAAGATCTATCTTGTCCATGGAGACATGTCAGATGGTGAGATGACATCACTTTACAGAGACAAGCGTATCAAGGCTCTAGTTTCGCTGTCCCACGGCGAGGGCTACGGACTACCAATGTTCGAAGCGGCATACAACGGTCTCCCAGTGATCACGGCCGGCTGGAGCGGCCAGTGCGACTTCTTGTTTGCTCCCGTCAAGGAGAGAAAGAAGGGCAAGGGTAAAAAGACAACCACTGTTATGAAGGCTCATTTCGCAAAGGTGGAATTCACCCTCCAACCTATTCAGCCGGAAGCAGTCTGGGATGGCGTTTTGATGCAAGAGTCCATGTGGGCTTACCCAGACCAGGGAAGTTACAAAATGCGCCTGCGTGATGTCTATAAAAATCATGATCAGTACTTGGAAACCGCTGTGTCGCTTAAAAAGTATATCTTGAATAACTTTAAAGAAGAAGATATGTATGCTAAATTCGCAGACGCCGTATACAAGGAAGAGGAGCAAGAGATAGAAGACTGGCTATCAAACTTGGATCCGCAAGTTCATGCATAATGAAAATCATATTTATAGCAGACCTATTTGTAGAAGACGGTATACTGGGGGGAGGAGAACTCAATAACGAAGAGTTTATCCGCATAGCTGATTCTGCTGGCCATGACGTCACAAAGATCAATTCAAGACACGTTACACCTAGAATGATCCTTGAAAACAAGGATGCCAAGTTCATTGTAGCCAACTTTGTTCAGTTGAATGAAGAGACAAAGGCCCAACTCGCCGATAATGCAAATTACATTATTTATGAGCACGACCATAAATACCTCCCCTTAAGAGATCCAGCCAAATATCCAAATTATAGAGCACCAAAAGATCGTATTATAAATTATGATTTTTACAAGAACGCAAAAGCAGTCTTGTGTCAATCCACGTTTCACGCAAATATCGCTCGTGCCAACTTAGATATAACAAATATCCACAGTGTCGGCGGCAATCTATGGTCAACCGAAAGCTTGAAAAAGTTGCAGGAGATGTGTAACAAGTCAAAGCAGGACAAGTGTTCTGTTATGCAATCCAATATTCCCCACAAGAATACAATTGACGCAGTTCGTTTCTGCGATTATAAAAAGTGGGATTATGATCTAATCCAGGAGGATTCATATTTAAAGTTTTTGGAGCTTCTTGGTGCAAATGATAAATTCGTCTTTTTCCCACAAACTCCAGAAACTCTTTCCCGAGTGGTTGTTGAGGCCAGAATGATGGGAATGAAGGTTATAACCAACGACAAGGTTGGAGCCTCTCAGGAGCCATGGTTCGAGAAGAAGGGCGACGACCTCATCAAGGTAATGAAACAGAAGAGAATAGACATCCCCAACATGGTGTTTGATTTTTTCCAAGGCAGTTGATATGAAGGTATACATTAAGAATTCTAAAATCTACGGAGCGTGGTATTGGATCTATAAAGGGTATGATGAGGCGTGGAGGCACGAAGGGTATGAGACGGAGTTTTACGACACTCTGGATGATATTGATACCAGTGCAGAGTTTGATGTGATGACTTATGATATCGAGGTGCAAAAAGAAGAACACTTGGATATTCTGTCAAAGGCCCGCCGTGCATATATGTTTGTATCGCCGAACCACTTTGTACAACCATGGGGTTCACATCCAAACTGGCTCACGCCACAACCAGATGGTGTAATCGAGAAAATAAATCAAATGGACAATGTTTATCTGTGGGCTTTTATTAATGCCGACAGGACAGACTATTGGAACAAATGGAAGAAGGTTAACAGGGTGTCGATGGCATTCGATCATTTTAGCTACAAGCCAGTTGAAGATTCGAAGTATGCTTTTGATATTTGCTACATTGGTAGCTGGGCCAACAACGGCTTCAATGAAAAGAGAAAGATCATGATCGATCACTTCTCTGAAATCAAGAAGCTGAACTTAAAATGCGGAATCTTTATTCACAAAGGGGTGGATTCCCTCTCCATCGAGGACGAGGCAAAGATGATATTCAATTCAAAACTGCCTATCAACCTTCACGACAATTATCAGAGAATCCTCGGCTTGGAACATAATGAGCGAACATACAAGACTTTAGGATTGAATGGTTTTGTTGTTAGCGATAGAACAAACATCTTGGTAGAAGAATTCCCAGAAGTACCCATGGCCGAAAACCCAATAGAAATGGCAGAGTTGATTACGAAGTACATGGACTTTGATCTAGATTCTATTAAAGAAGCAAATAAAACAAATATATTGGAAAACCACACATACATTAATCGAGTAAAAGAATTGTTGGAGTTGAAGTCTTGAAAGCTAGCATAATCATACCTTGTTATAACGCGGAAAAATGGATTAACGAATGTGTTATGTCTGCCCTAAATCAGACCCACGAAGACGTGGAGGTAATCGCAGTTGATAATGAGAGTACGGACTCGACCGTCGCCATGTTAGAAGAGTTACAAAAGATACATCCCAATCTCAAGCTGGACTCCGCTCCCAATATTTACCCAAACTGTTGGGATGAGGCACGCGGCAAGGGGTTTGAGTTGTCCACGGGGCAGTATTTGTTCACTTTGGCGGCAGATGATGTTTTGGACAAAGATTATGTGAGTGACTGTTTAAAGTTTATAATGAGTGCACCAGATAAGATCTTTGCGTTCCAAAGTCCAATTAGAAACATTAACGACCTTGGCGCCACCCTACAAAGCATGGCAGACATGTCTCACTCTTATTCCTCCCTCGCTGAGTTTAAATCAGCAACAATGGAGAAGTGCCCGGCCAATAGTCCCACCGTGGTTTTCAACAGAAAACTGTTCGACGATGGCCTCCTGGTAACTCACCCTGAAAAATACGGAGGCGCCGCAGACTACGACCTATATTGTAGATTGGCTGACAAAGAGGTGTTTATTTGGCCAGGCAATCGCTGGACTGGCTATTACTATCGATGGCACGAAGGTCAGGCTACATGGAATGTTATAAAAGAACCCACAAACTATGATAAGATGATTCAAGATTATTGGAGAGAAAAGTGGAATCTTTAAAAGAAAGAGTTTTAGACATAGCGCACTCCAACCGTTTATCCCACTTGGGAAGCTACTTTTCAGCGTTGGAAATAATAGATGAAATGTATTCAAACATGAAAGAAGACGACATATTCATTCTATCTTCAGGCCACGCTGCTCTAGCTCTTTACGTTGTGGTTGAAAAATATCATGGGATAGACGCAGAAAAACTCTTTAAAAAGCACGGCGGCCATCCGCATCGCGACGAGGAAAACAAACTTTATTGCTCCACTGGAAGCCTGGGAATGGGATTAACGGTAGCTGTCGGTAGAGCATTGGCCAACCCCGACAGAGATGTTTACTGCCTGATAAGTGATGGCGAAAGCGCAGAGGGTTCAATCTGGGAAGCGTTGAGATTTATTGAAGAAAATAAATTGACAAATCTAAAAGTTTATGTTAATATAAATGGGTACGCGGCTTATGATGAAGTTGATGTAAAGTACTTGACAAAAAGATTGAAGGCATTTCATCCCAAGATTAATCTGAGATACACTTCCGTAGAGCAGTTTCCGTTTTTGAGAGGGTTGAACGCACATTATCACATAATGAGTGAAGAGGATTACAACTTGGCAAAAGCAGGCCTCAAAAGATACCGGGAGTTCGATGAGAAAGTCATTCGCTAAACTTCTGCATGAGGAGATGTCTAAAAACCAGGATATCTATCTGCTCACCGGCGACTTAGGCTATGGTCTCTGGGACAAAATAAGAGGAAGATATCAGGATCGCTACCACAATGTTGGCTCTGCTGAACAGTTGATGATTGGAACGTCAGTTGGATTAGCGATGGAAAACAAGATCCCCGTGGTTTACTCAATTACTCCGTTTTTACTTTACCGTCCGTTTGAGTTGATTAGAAATTACTTGAACCATGAAAAGATCCCTGTTAAGTTAGTAGGTGGCGGAAGAGACCAAGATTATGGATATCTTGGCTTCTCCCACTGGGCCGAGGATGATAAGAAAATCATGTCTTGTTTTGATAACATAACAACATATCATCCGGAAACCGAAGAGGAGCTAAAGGATTTGTTGCCTGAGTTTTTATATGGTGACTCTCCTTGTTATTTGAACTTGAAAAGATGAATATATTAATCACTGGATGCAATGGTTTTCTAGGAAGAGAGTTGATCCCTCTCTTTGAGAGCGATGGTTATAATGTAATTGCGACGAACAGAGATAATCTGGATGTAATGGATCCTGAACAGGTAGCTTCATTCCTAAATGATCGCGATGTCGATGTTGTTATCCACACAGCCGTAAAGGGCGGAAGGCGCAACCAGCCGGATACTCATATCAACATGTTCAAAAACATAACCATGTTTGAAAACCTTAGAAAAAACTGCAGCAAATATAAGTTAATGATTAACTTCGGATCCGGGGCAGAGTTTGATAGAACTCAGGACATATCAAACATGACAGAGGAGCAAATACATGAAAGATATCCCAAGGACTATTATGGTTTGTCGAAAAGTATTATAGCGAAACAAATCGCGGAAATGTATACAAACATTATAAACTTTAGGCTTTTTGGCTGCTTCGGCGCTAAGGAAGACAGTGATAGAATGATCAAGGCCTCTATTCTTAAGGCTTTGGACGGAAAACCAATAGAAATCCACCAGGATAGAGAAATGGACTTCTTTTATGTCAAGGATCTGTATAAAGTTGTTACCCACTATATTGAAAACCTAGGTAAAAACCTTCCGAAGGATCTAAATCTATGTTATAGTCGTAAGTACAGCTTAATGGATGTGGCAAACACAATCGATAGAGTTGGTGACAACCATATAAAAATAACCGTTAATGATAAGGAAAAAGCTTCTTCGTATACTGGATGCGGCAAAAAGCTTGAAGCACTTGATTTAGAATTAATTGGACTAAAAAAAGGCATAAAAGAAGTGTATGATAGTATCGTAGAGGCACAAAATGTCAATTGAAGAAAAGAAACAACAAATTTTGAATCTCGTAAGAGAGTACGTTACAGAAAAGAGAGACGCTTCAAGCTGGAAAGCTGGAGAAGATTGGCTAGCTTATTCCGGCCCTGTCTTCGATGGTGACGAATATGTGGCCGCCATTGATAATCTGCTTGATGAGTGGTTGATCTTCGGAAAGAAGGCAAGAGAGTTTGAGATGGAATTCCCCCACCTCATGGGTAAGAGATTCGGCTCACTAACAAACTCAGGTAGCTCGGCTAATCTTTTGGCCATTTCTGCTTTGAAATCACGATACCTTTATGACCTCCAGCCTGGAGCGAAGTTCATCACTCCGGTCGTGTGCTTCCCGACCACGGTCAATCCGCTAATTCAAAACGGCTTTGAACCAGTATTCGTCGACGTGACTTTGCCAGATCTAAACTTGGATTTGGATCAGGTTGAGGCTGTACTTAAGAAGGATCCTTCGATCAGAGGAATTGTTTTTGCACACGTTCTGGGTAATCCACCTGACATGGATCGTGTAATGCAAATTGTAAAAGACCATGATCTCATTTTCATTGAGGATACTTGCGATGGCCTCGGATCAGAATACGATGGCAAACCGCTTGGTTCATTTGGGCACATTTCCACTTGCTCTTTCTTCCCTGCCCACCACATGACCTTGGGCGAGGGCGGTTTCATTGCAACAGATGACCCAAAGGTTAGAAAAGCAATTGCTAGTTTTAGAGACTGGGGTCGTGCATGCTATTGCAACACAGGAAGGCCAGGCAACGTTACGGCTGCCTCTGCTTGTGGAAACAGATTCCAAGCATGGCTCCCCGACCTTCCTGATTTCACATACGACCATCGCTATGTCTTTGATGAAATCGGATTCAACCTCAAGCCCCTAGAGCTTCAGGCTGCCATGGGTTTAGAACAAATCAAAAAGCTCCCTGAGCTTGATCAAGCAAGGCGAGACAACTTTGCAAAGCTCTCGGCCATATTCGAACCATACAACGAAAACTTCCATCTTCCAAAGGCAAATGATAAGTCAGATCCGAATTGGTTTGCATTCTTGCTGACAATCAAAGAAGACGCGCCGTTCAGCCGACAGGATATTGTTTCCTTCTTGGAAGACTGCAAGATTCAAACGCGGTCATACTTTTCTGGAAACATTCTGTACCACCCTGGATATCACGCCCTTCGTGGCCCATATGGAAGCCTTGATAAAACATTCCCGGTTGCCCACTTGGTAACCACCAATTCTTTCTTCTTGGGAACTTTTGCCGGCATAACAGACGAAAAGCTTGACTACATCAAGAAGGTTGTAGACGTCTTCTTTGAGGAAAAGGTTAGATGAACAAGATTGTATATGTTACTGGATGTTTGGGCTTCATTGGATCATACGTGGCCAAGAAGTGCTTGAAAAGAGGTTGGAAGGTGTATGGTATTGATAAATGCACATATGCCGCCAACATGGAAATGCTTGATGAACTTAAGAAGCATCGCAACTTTGCATTCAAGGAATGTGACATCAAAGACTTGGATCACTTGTATGATTGTGATTATGTAATCAACACCGCCGCCGAGTCTCATGTGGGGAACAGTATTGTCAATAGCGATTCTTTTATCGACAGCAATATTGTTGGCACAAAGAATCTCCTGGATCTGATTAGATTCAAGCAGGCAAACTGTTCCAAGCGCCCAATCTTCTTTCACTTCAGCACAGACGAGGTATATGGAGACATTACAGAAGGGGCACACACCGAGAAAGACCTTCTAGAGCCCAGCAATCCGTACTCAGCCGCCAAAGCGGCCGCTGACATGTTGGTGTTTGCTTGGGCAAGAACTTATGATCTGGAATACATTATCCTGCGGCCAACAAACAACTATGGTATTGGCCAGTATCCCGAGAAGCTGGTACCTCTTTCTGTAAAGCTTCTACAGAGAGGAAAGAAGATTCGCCTGCATGACAATGGTGATCCAATTAGAAACTGGCTACATGCATCTGACACAGCCGAAGCGGTTCTTTCCATTATCGACTCCGGCAACGTCAACGAGATTTATAATGTGGCCGGCGGCTTTGAGCAAAGTAACCGCGACACAGTAGAGAAGATCATCAAATCTTATTACGGACCAATGCTTGAGTCCGATTGGAAAGATTACGTTGACTTTACATATTCCAGAAAAGGCCAGGATGTAAGATATTCTTTGGACGACTCAAAACTTAGAAGCTTGGGGTGGAAGCCTGAAAAGAACTTCGATGAAGAGGTCCAAAAGATTGTAGAGCATTGTAAAAAGTGGTATAACTTCAGGTGGTAGAATGCCCGAGATCAAGATTGATAACCTCATTGATAGAGAGAAAGATAAGCCAGCAGTCATCGCCTGCCATGGCCCAAGCTTAAATCCAGTTAAAGAACAAATACTAAATCTTCAAGCCGAGAATAAACTTCTTAGATTTTCTCCCAATGACTGGCTTGGTATCTTCGATAATGCTCCAGACTATTGGATCCTGGCAAACACAGAGAGAACAATGCGTAGCATGGAAGAGCACATCAACCGCTTCAATGTCCCAGTTCTTTTTGCCGATTCAGTAGATCTCACAGATTATTCATTTATCAAGAAGAACATAAAGTGCGAATACCATGGATATGACCAAAGACACTTCAATGGGCATGCCTGTAAAGATATTGTTACCGCCTTTAGAAATCATGTAATGGAGAATAAGAACTTTGATTTCGACGCATACGGAAATAACAAGACCATGTGGGCTTCCCCTCGCTACAAAGATGGCGCAGGGTTTTCTGGTATTCTAAGCCATGGCATTGGCCGCCAAGGAAACTGCTGTAAGAGGGCTTCCAAAAACAGATTAACAATCCAAGAAGAACTACAAAAGTACACAGACCACGAAGAACATTACAGCACTGGTGACACAGTATTGTTCCACATGCTTTCGTTTGCTATTATAATGGGGTGTAATCCCATTTATGTAACCGGCGCCGACCTGGACTATCATAAAGGATATGCAGATGAATCGAGACACGTCCCCTCTCTTGGTTTCAAGTTGGATGGAGTCCGCGAAAATCTTTTAAACGATCTGCGTATAATTGCCGAAAGCGCCAAGAAGAAAAATATTAAAATCATAAACCTAAACAAAGATTCATGGTATAATATCTTCGAGATCGGAGAAATAGAAAGTGTCTAGTATTCCAATTATTGGTAACAAAGTTTCACATCCGGCAGATGTTGTTTCGGACATGGGCTCCAACTCTCTCAAGGGGCTCAAGGTAACGTTTATTAACATGCCTCTCCGTGAAAACGCAAAGCCCAATGTTGCCCCCGAAGGCCCCGGCATCCTGGCTTCCATTGTAAGGGACTATGGCGCAGATCCTTATATTCTGGATTTGAATGCATATAGAATTGTAGATGGTAGATCTATAAAACAAAAGCTGTCCAACGGCAGGCACATGTCTTACAAAGAGGTAGAAGATTTGTTTCTAACTCACTTGGAACAAGTTGGTGAAGTTGACGTCGTTGCCTTCTCTGGTATCATCACAACCTTGCGCTGGCAAGAACAGATGGCCAAGATTGTAAAGAAACATCTTCCAAATTGTCTTTTGGTATCGGGAAACGGCCTAGCCACAGAAATCAAAGAAGGTTTGTTCAAGTGGATCCCAGAGTTGGATGCCGTTGCTCATTCAGAAGGCGACGACGTAATCCTGGCCATCTGCAAGGACGGTAAGGTAATCAAAGAGAAGGGACTCCAAAGAGCGATTGACACAGATTCACTTACGCCCTATTATAAAGGTGAGCTTGACGGCCGACACAGATTTGTGTACGGCGGCAATAGACCAAAGTATTTAGACAGCCTCCCGTTCGCGGCATGGGACCTGCTTGAAAATGATCCATATGGAAACAACCTTTTGGAATGGTATATCAATGTACCAATCTGGGGCACAGCGGCCAACAATAGTTCGGCCACTCCGTTTACAATGGACAGAAGCTTGTCGACCGTGAGCAGTCGAGGCTGCCCCTATGCATGCGCCTTTTGCTACAGAGGTGCCCAAGGTGAGAGAAACTATGGGATGAGGTCTGCAGAACATGTGGCCACACAAGCCAGAGAGTATGTTGATAAATACAATATTGATTTTCTTGGTTTTGTTGACGATAATTTCGCAGTTGACAAGAGGAGAATCGATCTTCTACCGAAAGTGTTCAAGGATTACGGCCTAGACATTACGTGGGGTACTCACACCAGAATGGATGAGGCAGACGAGAGGGCGTTCAAGATGGCCGAAGCCGGCTGTGTATATATTGGTTTTGGGGCTGAATCCGCATCTGAACACACGTTAACGGAAATGAAGAAGGGTGGGTTTATTCTAAAGAACGGAATGACTCCGACAAAAGTAAATGGAAAGACTTATCAATTCCCCACGACAATGGTCAATGCAGTCAAGAATTGTAACGCAGCAAACATCCATGCGAACTGTACTTGGATCATGGCATATCCTGGTGAAGCCCTAGAACACCTTAAGACCAGTGTCGCATTTATTACATGGCAACAGCAATATATGACAAAAGGGTTGACACCGGGCTCAGATGAGTATAATATAATGTTCGACTCTGTAAACAGAAAGATGTTTACAGCGACAGCATATCCTGGAACTGCAATGTTTAAAGACCGCCGCGTTAGAAAGCTGCTGACAGATAACTTTGGAATCTCGTTTGATCCGAACGGAGATCCTCTGATCGACGATGCATTTCACACCTATGTTTTGGAATTAGATGATGCCACAAAGGTGCTTCACAACGAAGATGGTGTTCCGCTGAACTTTGGAGCCATGCCCATGGATACCTTTCTTAAGGCGAGAGAACATATTGATGCTGATCAGTTAGAAAACATTTTGGAGATGTAAAAGTGTTTGATAATACTTGGTTTATAATTCCAGCTAGGAAAGATTCTAGAGGGTTCCCTCGCAAGAACAGGAAGTTGTGCAGTTATGCGTTCGAACAAATTCCTTGGTATTTTGCGTCAAAAGTTATCGTGACAACCAATGATGATTTTATCCTAGGCGAGGCCAAGAAACACAAAATGAACATATTAAAACGTTCAGAGGAATTATCTCAAGACGAAACCTCAATGAAAGACGTGGTACAAAATGTAATCAAGGAAAAGAAGATAGGTAAAGACGACACAGTGGTGGTACTTTATATGACTTATCCAGAAAGAACTTATGACAACATTACATTTATTTATTCCTTGTTTGCAAATTCAAGAGCAAACTCTCTTTTGTGCAGCAAGAGGCCAAAGACTCATCCTTATATGACTCTCTATAAAAAAGAAGGGGGCAAAGGAAAGCAGGTGGTGGAGCATGAGTTATATCGCCGCCAAGAATACCCAGAATGTTTTGAATTAAGTCACTTTATTTGCATATTTAAAGCATCAGAGGTAAAAAAACTAAACAATCAGTTGTATAATAAGAATACAATGTTTCATCCGATTGATGATATAATTGATGTGGATACAAAAAAGGATTTTGAGAGGTTTCTAGAAAATGACGGGCAAAAAGACAACTAAGGTAATTGCAGAAATAGGCATCAATCACAATGGCAGCTTACAGACTGCCAAGGATTTGATTGATGTTGCAAAGGTCGCGGGGTGCAATTACGTAAAGTTTCAGAAGAGAACGCCGGCCATTTGTGTTCCTGAAGCGCAGAAGAACAAAAACAAGTCAACTCCGTGGGGAGACATGACTTATATTGAATACAAAGAGAGAACAGAGTTCTGGGAAGATGAATACTCTGCAATTGAGGATTACTGTAACAGCGTGGGCATCGGCTGGTTTGCCTCTGTTTGGGATATCCCCTCTGTTGACTTCATGACAAAATACAATAGGATTGGAAAGATCCCCTCTGCTCTGATCACGAATCTCCCGCTTCTGGAATATGCGAGAGACAAGTTTGATTTTCTACTCATCTCGACTGGAATGAGCACCGAAAAGGATATTGAAGAAGCAGTAAGGATTGGGAAACCTGATGTCATTTTTCACACGAACTCGTCTTACCCTTCGAAGATCAATGAATTGAATCTTAACTACATCAACCACCTCAAGGAAAAGTACCCAGACACCGAAGTTGGATACAGCGGCCACGAGTTTGGACTCGTGACGACCTTTGCTACGATTCCCATGGGAGCCACTTGGATTGAACGACACATCACCTTGGATAGAACAATGTGGGGCAGCGATCAGATGGCTTCTGTTGAGCCCCAGGGTCTCATCAAGTTGGTAAAAGGAATCCGCGACATTGAGAGATCGATGGGCGACGGCGGCCCCCGCTCTATCGGCGGCGGAGAGTGGGATAAGTTAGTCTCACTGCGAGGCACTCAGGAGAAGAAATGAGCGAGAACGAAAGACCGTGGGGAAGATACGAGGTACTGGTCGATGAAGATTACTGCAAGGTAAAGAGGATCTTTGTCAATCCGGGCCACAGGTTGAGTTACCAATACCATGAGAACAGAAATGAAGTTTGGTCCGTTGTAAAGGGATCTGGAAAGGCTGTCCTGGACGACGAGGAAAAAGAAGTCCGACCAGGAACAGTTATTATGATTCCTGCAGGCGGCAAACACAGAATCGGAAATGACTCAGATGAAGAGTTGATTTTCATTGAAGTGCAGCACGGAACTTATTTTGGAGAAGACGATATCGTGCGACTTGAGGATGATTACAAGAGAGAGTAAGATGATTATTTATGTTGATATAGACCACACAATCTGTGAAGTCGACGCCGGCCCCGACTATTCGGACTACACCGGCGCCGAACCATGGCAGGAAAACATTGACAAGGTTAATCGTTTATATGACGATGGTCACAAAATTGTTTATTGGACAGCCCGCGGCTCTGGTACCGGCATGGACTGGAGAGAAGTAACGGAAAAGCAGTTTGAAGACTGGGGCGTTAAATATCACAAACTTATTCTCAAGAAGCCCCTATATGATATATTTATCGATGATAGAAACATAAATACGACTGATTTTTTTAATGACTTTGACAAATATAGAAGCGAGTATTTGCCCCGGGTCGACGACAATATAATTGACAATGAAGATAAAAGTAGCTAGTTCACAATTTAATTATCAATATGGGGATCAAATTCATTTCCCATACAGCATTGCTATGCTTGTTTCTTACATTCAAGATCAGCCGGAATTAACCGACTCTTTCGAATTTCAGAAAACCTTCGTGTTTAGAGATAAGCTTGATGAATATGCGGATAGGTGTAAGGATATTGACGTTCTGCTTTGTTCCTGCTATGTTTGGAACTGGGAAGTTACAACTTCGTTGGCGAAAAAAGTAAGGCAAATTAACCCCAACTGCTTCATCATTTTCGGCGGCCCCCAAGTTCCAAATTATTCTGAAGGCTTTTTTGATTCCTATCCATTTGTAGATATGCTTGTCCACGGCGAAGGCGAAAGGGTCATTTCCAATGTTTTGAAAGAATATCTTGGAAACAAGGATTACAGCAGCATCAACGGTATTGAGGTTCCCACATTTAGGACGCCTTCTGAGGAGCGAATCCGCGATCTGGAATCTATTCCTTCCCCATATTTGTCCAACTTGGTTTGGGATTTGGTAGAGCCGGTCGAAGGCGTCAAATATATTGCATCTTGGGAAACAAACAGGGGCTGCCCATTTCAATGTACATTCTGCGACTGGGGAAGTGCAACAAAAACAAAAGTAAGAAAGAACCCAGAAGAGCGTTTGTTTAAAGAGATTGAGTGGTTTGCAGACAACAAGATTCCATACGTTGACTGCTGTGACGCCAACTTTGGTATATTTGCTGATAGAGATTTCCGATTGGCTCAGAAGTTGAAAGAAGAGAAGATTAAAAAGAATTACCCGGAACGGATCCGACCAGCCTGGGCAAAGGCATCTTCGGAAAAGATCATTCCTATTGCAAAAGAGTTGCAATCAGTAGACCTCCTCCGTGCTGTCACGTTGGCTGTGCAGTCCCTGGATGATCATACGTTGAAGACGATTAAAAGAAAAAATATAAAGTTCGATAGATTCTCTGACCTGACAAAGACATTTAGGGATAACAAGATTCCAACCTATACTGAGATTATTCTAGGCCTCCCAGGCGAAACTTTGAGTAGCTACAAGCGCGGCCTGGAAGAGTTGGCCACCTTGTACCCGCGCCCAGTTATCTATATCTACAATTGTGGTGTCTTTCCCAATGCTCCAATGAACGTTCCCGAATATGTTGCAGAGCACAAGATAGAGAAAATTCAATCTCCCATCTTCCTAGCTCATTCATCAATTCATGATAGGGGAATGAAGGAGTATGAAGATATCGTGATCAGCGCAGAGACATTCTCAAAGGATGACTTGAAAATCAAGTATCTGTACGGCTGGATGATTCAGACATTCCACAGCTTGGGAATCTTCGAATACGTTTCCAAATATTACAATCAGACACTTGGAATGAAATTCGTTGATTTCTATGGCGAGTTCATAGAGTATTGTAAAGCAGAGGATTCCTTCTTTTCGAAAGAGTACAACATGGTTGTTAATTACATTGAGAAAGGGTATGACGGTAAGGGATGGAACCATTACGATGAAGATCTGGGTGACATTTATTGGCCAATGGAAGAGGCAACATGGATTCGTTTTGCATCAGATGAAAAAAGATTGTTTGCTGAGACTGAGAAGTTTTTAAACTTTTTGGAAAATAAAAATGGATTCAACACGTCCAAAGATATGTTGAGGGATCTAATCAGCTTTCAAACCTTCCTTATTACAACGAGAGATCATCAAGACGAAATTAAATCACGCCACTTTAAATATGATTGGAAGGGGTATCTCGTTGGAAAAAACGAAAACATCGAAAAATTTGACAAGAAATATTACTATGACAACTTGGTCATAGAAAAAGATAAAGTTCTGTGGGGTTGGAAATGCGCATGGTGGGGCCGCGGCTCAAAGAAATACAAATTCTACCCGGAGCACCTTCGCACAACCGAGAAGAAAGAAACAGTCGACTCAAGTGAAGAAGAATATAATAAGTCAGTTGGCATTGGTGGAGTATAATGAAAGTACCTCAGTTCGTACCATTCCTTGACGACAGGGAATATGAATCAATTAAAGACTGTTTTGACACAAATTGGTTTACAGAAGGGCCAAAGTCAAAAGAGTTTGTACAAAAGCTTCTGGATTACACGGGTGCAAAATACGGTGTCCTGGTACCCAACGGAACTTTATCACTCTATCTTGGATTAAAGGCAATGGGAATCGGCCCAGGAGACGAAGTATTGGTACCAGACTTTACTTTCATTGCTTCTGCTACGTCTGTTCATATGGTTGGAGCAACCCCTGTGTTTGTGGATTGTGACAAAGAAACGCTGCAAATGAATGTGGACAATTGCGATGACAAGATTACCAAGAACACAAAGGCAATTATGCCTGCCCACATGTATGGTATGTCATGTGATATGACAAAGATTGTAAAGTTCGCCAAGAAGCACAAGATTAAAATCATCGAAGACGCTGCCCAGGCGATTGGCGTTTATTGGAAGGGCAAGCATTGCGGCACCTTTGGGGATATAGGGTCTTTCTCTTTCTTTGCTGATAAAACAATCACAACAGTTGAGGGTGGCCTCATTGTAACTAATAGCAAGAAGATTTATAGTGATCTGCTTCATTTGAGAAACCATGGAAGAGTAAAGAGTGGTTCATTCGTCCATCCGCAAATGGGATGGAACTTTAGACTAACAGATATCCACTCAGCCATTGGCTTGGAACAATTGAAAAAGCTCCCGCAAATCATTGATAGAAAACAAAAGATCTTTGATTTATATGAAAATTGTTTGCGAGATAAGTATGGAATTGGGGAAGATAAGATTAAAATAATCAAGCCGCAATCCGATTCAACCTTTGTTCCATTCAGGTTTGCAATAATTCCGTCTTCTAGAAAGGCAGATTTGGAGGAGTATCTAAGCAGAAAGGGTGTCGAACCTAGAACCTTTTTTTACCCAATGCACAAACAACCTTGTTTTAGTTACCTCAAAGATAGATACGATTTGAGCGATGAGCAATACCCCAACTCTGTATATGCATATGAGGGGGGGATCTGCTTGCCCACTTACCCATCTCTGCAAGACGATCAAATTGAATACATTTGTCGTTGCATTTGGGAGTATTATAATTGATATTTGAAAGTAATGTGTTGGTGACTGGTGGTTCTGGAATGATCGGTCACGCTCTCCAAAAGATAATCCCTGAAGCAGTGTTTCTACCTTCTCGACAATGTGATTTGAGAAATATGAAAGAGGTGGAAAGTTTATTTACCTATTATGAACCGGAGTATGTGATTCACCTCGCTGCAAGGGTTGGAGGTGTTGCATCTAACACAAAACACATCGCTGAGTTTTACACAGATAACATTCTTATCAACACTAACGTACTAGAAGCAGCCCGTCGCTTCAAAACAAAGAAGCTGGTGTCGCTCCTAAGTACTTGTGTATATCCAGAAAATAGCACCTTTCCATTGACGGAAGACCAAATACATAATGGCGAACCACATAAAACGAGCTTTGGTTATTCATATGCTAAGAGAATGTTGGATATACAATCTAGGGCCTATAGACAACAGCATGGCTGTAATTTTATAACAGCGATTCCAAGCAACACATTTGGACCTTATGATAATTTTGACTTAAACAGTTCTCACGTTATCCCAGCGCTAATAAGAAAGATACACGAATGTAGAATGACGGGTAGAGATGTAACACTGTGGGGCGATGGAACAGCGCTGAGAGAGTTTACTTTTTCGGAAGACGTGGCTGATGTTATTTTATTTTTACTGCAGCACTATGAAGGAGTCGGCCCGTTGAACGTTGGGAATACAAACGAGACTAGTATAAAAGAGCTAGCTGAAATAATATCTTCACTAATGGACTATGATGGTGGTATAATATGGGATACAGAAAAGCCGTCTGGACAACATAGAAAGCCGTCTGATAATTCAAAGTTTATACAACTTGGCTGGCGCCAAGAGAATTATTCTAATATCAAAGAATCATTAAAAAAAACTTGTAATTGGTATAAAATGAATTATCCGGATATAAAAGGAATAAGGGAATAAACTTGAAAACTGCATTGATAACCGGAATTACTGGCCAAGACGGTGCTTATTTGACTGGCCTTCTTTTACAAAAAGGCTACAAGGTTGTTGGCCTCAAACGCCGCACATCTATTATTTGCACAGATCGAATTGATAGTTATTTCGTGCATCCCAGGTTTAGTGTTGAATATTTTGACCTAAATGACACTAGTTGTATGCTTAGTAAGATTGTCAAGCACAAGCCTGATGAAGTTTATAATTTGGCAGCTCAATCTCATGTTAAAGTTTCTTTTGAGATCCCCGAGCACACGGTGGATGGTATTGCCATGGGAACGATGAGATTCCTGAATGTCATCAAAGAAGTGTCCCCTAAAACAAGGTTCTACCAAGCGTCTTCATCGGAAATGTTTGGAGACAACACGAATTACCCATTTAATGAAGAGTCGGTGTTTCAACCAGCATCCCCATATGCATGCGCGAAAGTATTTGCCCACAATCTTATAAGAAACTACAGGCAGGCTTATGGGCTTTATGCATGCGGTGGAATTCTATTTAACCATGAGTCTCCACTTCGAGGGGAGACCTTTGTTACAAGAAAGATCACCATGGCGGCCGCCAAAATTAAGCTAGGGCTGCAAGATACCTTGTCTTTGGGCAACTTGGACGCAAAAAGAGATTGGGGTTTCGCAGGTGATTATGTTGAGGCAATGTGGTTGATGATGCAGCAGGACAATCCGGATGATTATGTGATCTCAACCGGAGAGACACATTCTGTGCGAGAATTTTTAGAGGTTGTCTTTAAACACGCTGGAATAAGAAACTATGAGCAGCATATAAAAATCGACCCAAAATATTATAGACCACATGAGGTGCCGCTCCTGCTTGGAGATAGCTCAAAAGCAAAAAAAGAATTGGGCTGGAAGCCCAAGACCTCTTTTGAAGAGTTGGCAAAGATGATGTATGATCATGATCACAGAACTATAAAACGAGGGAAGAACCCCAATAGATACAGAAACATGGAGGATAGAAATGAAATTGTCTGATCAAGCAGTGGCTTCAATTATGTTGGCAGTGCAAAGAAGTATTATGGATATGGTGGATGTAACGGAATTCCTAAAGGGATTTGAGCTTTACACTGAGGCCCCCAACCAGGGCGAACTATTTGTGAGGAACCCACCAATTCTTTACAAGGATGCAGAACTTGCCGCCCGCGAAGAAGAGCGACACAGGAAAGAAATTGAGGCTGAAGCCAAAGAGTAGGGTGCAAGAATCATGCCAAAATACTATTACGTCTGTGACGGCTGTGAGGAATCTTTTGAAACAATTCACTCAATCAGCGAAAAGAAAACAGATTGTGAGGCGTGTGATAAGAAGGGCACCTTGAGAAGGGTTCCGTATAGTTTTCTTTCATTTAATAAAAAAGAAGCCCCAAAAAAAGCAAAAGTGGGGTCGCTTGTGGAAAATTTTATAAATGAATCGAAAGAGGAGTTGAAGGTGGAAAAGGAAAAGATTAAGAACAAGGAATATGAGGAATGATAACTTTATCAATAATACTGGTTGTGTCGATAGCCATTAATATTTTTGCAGCATGGTATTGCAGAAACATACTTTCCCGCCTTTTATTTATTTCTGAGAGTGTCGAAAACCTAGTCGACGCCGTGGAAATCTATAGACAGCATCTGGAAAAGGTCTACGGCCTGGAGATGTATTATGGCGACGAGACTTTAAAGAATCTATTAGCTCACACAAACCACCTTTCGCAAGAACTAGAGGAATACGAGGATGTCTATAATCTTATCCCATTCGCGAACGATGAAGAGGAGTTGACAGAAGATGAGAATGAGCCTGAAGATGAGGAGTTCGAAGACGATGGCCCGACGTAAAAAGAACTACTATTTTACAAAAGTACACGAAGATGCAATTATTCAATATGTCGCATCTGAAGATCAGAAAGAACGAACAATCCTATATGTTGAACTCATCGGCCCGGCCTTAGATGAGATGGTTGACAAAATAACTTATACTTATAAGTTCACTTCCTTGCCGAATATCGATTCATTGAGAGACGAGTGCAAAATCTGGCTCACGACAGTCCTTGATAAATATGATGCCAGCAAAGGATCAAAGGCATTTTCATATTTTAGCGTCATCACAAAGAATTGGTTTATCCACAAGGTTAAGAAAAACTCGCAAAAAACTAGAAGAGAACTTCAATACGACCACCTTCCCAAGAGTATAGAACAAGAACAACTTTCAATCAGCAACAAATACGACACTTTGCGGGAGCAAAAAGAGTTCTGGATGTATCTTTGGAAGGAAATTGACACTTGGGATAGTGAAAAGCTAAAGCCAAACGAAAAGAAAGTACTAGAAGCAGTAAAAGAGTTACTTTCTCAGGCCGACAATATCGAAATTTTTAATAAAAAAGCTATTTACCTGTACATAAGAGAGATGACCGGCCTAAACACCAAGCAGGTCGTCAACAATCTAAACAAGATGCGTTTTAAGTACAGGAGTTTTAAGAAAAAATGGGACGAAGAAATAAAGTAGATGAACTAGATGATTTTTTAGATGAAGCCATCAAAAACATAAGACATGATCGGGCAATAACCAAAACACTTTTAACCGACATCCTGGTTATGCTACAGAAGTCAGGTGATCAACATAGGGATGTCGGCCCCATCGCCGCCAAATACGTTGAGACCCTTCAAAGATCCAACGAACAACTAGTAAAAATAACTGCCATTTTGAGTAAAAAGGTCGACGGCGACGAGAGCTTGACCGAAAAAGATAGAGAAGAGTTATTTGATCTCATCAAGGAGAATACAGGATAAATGGCAACCAACAAACCCGATAATATTCTTCACACATCAATCGATTGTTGCGACGATGGAGCCCCGCTTCTAGATAAATTATATCCAGTAGGCACCTTAAACAAAATCGGAAAGAATCCGTTTGAGAAGCATTACGACCCCAACAAACACTCCGTCCCGGGCAGCGGAATGGCCGTTCTTGGAGCACTCACCCGGGGTTATTTCGAAGGTTTCGATAGCAACAATGTTCTAGAAGGTAAGGGTCACAAGGTCTTAGCCATTTGCCTTCGAGTCGATTTGAATGGACACGGAACCCACGCAGGCACGGGCGTGCCCCACGGGCCGGAAATGACCGCAACAGGAGGGAATAATTTAAGTCAAAACTCGCTTAGCGTACACAAGATTGTAGCATGGGCACCAATCCTATTCCCAGAACTTCCCACCCCATGTCTTTTGGGCGACAAAGAGGTTGGTTTCCATCAGGGAATCATCAGTATGATATCTCAAGCTGGAGGCGAGTTTACAGCCTGGCCAGACGAGCAAGGCACCCTTCCACCACTGCCAAAGCCTGGAGAGTTGGTTTGGGTTGGTTACCGCGGCAATATTCAGCTAAAAGAGGATGGCGTATACCTGGGGAAATTAGGCACCGGTCCCATCCTACCGGCAAAATGTGATCCGATTGAAAAGCATATGAAAATCTGCTCAGACATAGGCTGCGGCCCTTCCCCCGGCGACCTTTTCGAAGGAAAAAATGCATCGATCAACTTTGTTGGAAAAGAAAGACCAGCCATGGCAGACTGTTCGCCAATGGGCAAGTTTGTAATATACGGCGGCCGCACATCAAATACTAGAATTGTCGCTGATTGGGTAAAGTCCTGTAATCAGTCACAACTTGGAGGCGGCACCTACGTTGAGAGAATATCAGGAAATGGAGATAACGATGGCTTTCAAAGAAATGTTGTTGGAAGGGAAACAATTGTTTACTTTTCACAATATACTAATCTGAACAAGAGTCCACGAATCATTTTCTATTTCCACACAGATGAATCCGGGGCTAGCTATAACAAGCTTGAGTTTAACAACATAACCAAAGCATTAAAGAAGTTAGAAGAGAATGAAGAAAACTTCATATTCGTTTATCCAGAAATGCCATATTCAAGTCCACCAGTCGATGAAACGCTTCCTAACTCTGCTAGCATTAAGCCCTCGGAAAGGCGCGCATCAAACCAGGGTAAGGTAAAAGAAAATCTAATGTGGGCTGGACTGGGCGAGATAACTGATTCTGATTTTAACACTTTCTACAATAATGTTGATTATGCGATTTTAAAAACTTGGGCTGATAATGGAGGTGACTACACAAAGAAAAGTATAAAAGATTTCAATCATTCTTTTATTGGTGTAGGCCCCGGAGGAGCAACAGTATTGGCCAATACTGCTAATAAATTAACTGTACTTGCCAATACCCCCGGGAAATGTACTTTCATCGCAGCAATCCCGGACAAAGAAGATCTGGAAAAGTATTTGAATTCTAATTTTGGAAAAAGCGGCAATTGTGCATTCAAAAACGCAGAAGACTTTGTTGTTCTGGATTCTGATTCGCAAAAACAATTTCACCCTGCAGGAGACCCTCCTCTTCTCGGCCTCGGGGACTGCTTTAAAGTAGAAACAGATCCACAAAACAAGTCCGATTTCGCCCACTGGGTCACCCGAGCCATTACTTGGGCCAATCCAGAGAAGACAAAGAAGTCTGAAAACAAAAAGAAGAATCCTCGTCCAAAGAAGGTAAACACGCTCCCCGGCTCCCCGCGGGCCTATACCCCCTTCACCGCAGGAAATGAGGCCCCTGCTCCTTATAAAATGAGCGAAGAACAGAAGGCAAAGCTTTTGCTAAAAGAACAAGTTCTTTTCCGCGTGAATCAGGCCCTTAACGCTCTGAGAACCCCCGGTGTCCGTAACGACCTCGCCAATCCGGCCAAGCACTCTGACATGGCACTCTCGATTTTACTTCCGACCGAAATCAATCCGGCCACTGGGGATAATCTTACGTCCGAACAATTGGACGCACACTACACACAAGAGGAACAAAGGCTCGAAAAAGTTCAGGCAACCCTCAACAAGGAAATACAACATCTTCAAGCCGGCACCGGCGACCCCTCTGGCACGCAAGGAGGGTCACAAACACCGACGCCATCACGAGCTACCCCTCCATCCTCCCCCGGCGGCCCACCAGCGCCAAAGCTTGGCTGCTCGGGAGTGACGTGTTTGACCGACGATTCTCCAGAAGGAAAAAACAAATTCTTTGGAAGACCAACTACTGTGTTTTCTAAGACTCCTCCTGACATTAAGCCAGGTGAGAAAATCAGTCCACGTCTGCCAGCCGGCTTGCGGTTAGAGAATTATATGAAACTAGCTCACATGAAAATCCCCGGCCCGGCTAACCTTGACAAAAAGACCCCTGGCACTATGGGAACATACAGGCAAAATATTACAAGAACGATGGCAGCCGCAGTTGTTATTGAAGAGTTTTGGAAAACAATTTATCCGACAGCAAAAATAAAGTTCACCAGCACTCACAGATCACACGGAGGGTCCAGTGGAAACCATACTAACTGCTGTGCTTTTGATTTTCTCATTGAACTTTCGGGCAAAGACGCTGCAAGTTTTGTCCCCATGTATAGCGAAAAGGAATCTCCCGCACGCCAGGGTGTATACTTGGGAGCTTGGGAAACGTTCTTTGGTATTCAACTTTTGGTCGAAACCGGCCGCCTCCCTTTCGGCGGCTCGGGAATATATTTGAATGGAAAGCGAAACTCTGCAGGAGATCTCCTCGCGATCACGGCCCCCTCCTCACATAAATGGCGCGCCCCAGGAGCATCTGGAAGCAACGTGCACTACGATTGGCGAGGAACAGGGGGTTTCAACAAAGAAAACGGTAGCACAAAAGCTAGGTGGGTTTGGATTGATGTGAACGGCGACGGCAAAACCGAAGGTAGTAAAACAGCCAAGTACATACGAGATAACTATCCGGAGTGGCATGAGATCCTTGGAGAATACTTCCCTGCCATTGGCGGCAAACTGGGTCGACATTATGCTCCAAAAAGTTTTGACCCAGGAGCCACAAGTTATTGGAGAAATCGATTTCTGCTTCATCACGGCAAGGGCGCCTCTTCATTGGCTGCCATCGTCACCGGAGAGGTACCCAACATAGAACAGGTCTTGAGTTGTGAGTGGATAAAGAGTAAAGGTTAGAAGATGGTAGGCAGAAATTATACTCCAAAAATGGTCGAAAGTGACCTTGAAAACGCTGGTTTAAGCGCCACAAAACAAAAAGAACTTATCAAGCTTCTAACTAATTGGCGCTCCGCTTCCCGCAATGAACGCGCCAATACTCTAAGGTTGCTCACCGGAGCCGGAGGCAAGAAAAAGATCGAAGCCGTTCCCCACTTCGAACCAATGGAGGGGGATAAAGTACTTGCAAACGAAAACAATGCAAGGATAGTTTTAACTCGCGACCGCACCGGCGTCAATCCTGAAACCGGATTGATGTTGGGATACGGCCCTCTGGGGCAATCTCAAGCAGCAGCAATTGATTTGGTCGTCGGAGGTGGTCTTCGACCAGAAGATTCCTGGCCAAGAGAGATCGATGAAAATGGCGAAAAATTAACACAAGAGCCTAATTTCGGAAGAGACCCGGCTAGAATCTACATCAGTCAAAAAACAGACATAGACAACAACTTTCAGATAAGAAGCAACGAAAAGGGAAACGATTCTGTTTCAGCCGGGATCCCGAACATGGAGGCAATGCCTGCAATTGGTCTTAAGGCAGACGCAGTTAGAATCATGGCGAGAACCGGAGGGGTTAAAATAGTAACTGGTGTACCAGAGGTCAAGAACTCCCGCGGAGGAATGGATGTTTTTACCCCTCATGGTATTGATTTGGTGGCAGGCAACGACCCAAGCAATCTGCAACCTATCCCAAAGGGACACAACCTCCGCCATGCTCTCGAAGAGTTGATGGGGCTGGTTGATGAACTGAGTGGGATTGTTGGCACGCTTTTGGTCAATCAGATGAAGTTAAACATCGCGCTAACCGCCCATTTTCACCACTCTCCCTTTTTCGGCATTCCCACTACGCCATCACCAACGGTCGTCCCGGCTGGTACGGCTTGTGGGTTTGAACATCTTTCTGTAACTTTATCTGATTTGGTAAAAAATAAAAACAACTTAGGCGCTTTCCAGAGTAATTACTTGGAAGATTACGGACCCAAGTATATCAACAGCAAATATAACAACGTTAACTAGGTATTTAAATGGCTGACAACATTTGGCAACAAGAAATCACCGGGCACTCAAAAAAATACTACCCTGCCGATAATCAACCCGAAGGAAATGATCTCCAGCCGTACAGACAAGAGGCGTTCGCCTCCGCCTGGGGTGTCGCCATCAGCACACTTGTTAAAGATCCGGCTGTTATGCAGGGGGATGAAATACCTAAGTCGTTCATGCAGTTGCACACCGATGGAACCCCCGCATTTTTGCAGCCGGAGTACCAAGTAAAGCTTATTGTCAAAAGAGAAGAGTTTGGGTCTTGTACCCCTGAAGGCACTGGAAACAGCGATTGGGGTTACGATTATTTGCATTTTTACACCACCGTGGACACCTCCAACATCGCCGGCGAAGTGACTTCAACAAAAGTATACAAAACAAAGTTTCAAGCCAATTTCATGGTTGATATCGATGCCTTCCGAGCAGTCATGGCAGAAATTGGTTTGATACCAGAAACTTCGGAAACAATCGCAGCCACTCAGCAGCTTGGAGAAGAAATTTTAATTGGCACACATGTGCACAAGGGTACAGCAACTCACCCAAACATAACTTTATATGACCCTTCGCGAATGCCACAAGTGTTTTCCGGCCCCCCCACGGCCCTTGCTGGTATATTGGACAAGGCAAAAATCGATGAACCTTTACCACCCGGTACAACGTTTAAACTCCTCCGCGCTGACTATTGGGTCGTAAGCCACGAATCAGATATAGCCCTTTCTAAAAAATACAGTTATGTCGATATAGTTGAAATCCCGGGAATGAACGCAATCGCGACAAAAGCTACCCTTCATTCGAAAACAATCAACCCTTTCGATGCAAACTTCCCCGGGTGGCTCGTCCCGGCAGACAGCATAACTCCTATTGAGGAAAAATACGCAACAGCAAATCAAGCTGACAGCAAGGCCAACGCAGGCCTCGCCGCGGCCAACCTCAAGGCGCCCATCTTCGCCGACTCTATTAGTTGGGCTCCAGCCCCGGATGTAACATCCGACACCACGCCCCAGGTCACACCTTTTGAAGATTGGCGAACCCGAAAGGCGTGTTTGGGATATGCAAACAACAGCTTCAATTCGGGCCCAGAATATTGGACCACCGTTCGAACAAAATGGAGCAAGGCGGCGCCTTTAAATCCTGCCGCTGGTGAAGTGTCTCTGGAAGCTCAAATAATGGAGGCTACTGTTGACGGCGTAGCCAACTTGTTGAAGTATTATAACAAGAGCTATACAGACAAGACATTAAAAGATATTTTGATCAACGCCGGCACGTTAACAAAGAACGAAAAGAGGAAACTCATAGCTTCATATCTGATTAGCCATAAACTTATAGCAATTCAGCCAAGTGTTGATGGTAAGACCTTAATATGGGAAAATGTCAAGGTAGCCAGCAACGATTCTAAACAATCTATCGCTGTGGGCAAAGGCCCGATCTCCATGGGCAACTTGAAGTGGTGTTCTTGGTATCAAGAACCCCGACCTTCTGTTGAGACCGAAGACGGAGTGGGAGAGGGCGGCAACCTGCTTGTCCTCGTCCGCGTCCCAGCTAGGATATTTGATTCTCTTCCGAATGCCTCTACCGTAGACAACACGACGCCGTGCGACATTTATGTTAATGAAGAAGGAGGTGTTGAAACTACAGCCACAAAGATTTTGGTTTTTGAGGCAAAGGATTTCCAGGAGCAAGTCGATCTTGCGCTTGTGCCCTTCGAATTCCAGCAAACTGATGCCGAGAATTCAAAGAACTTCACAGCCCTGTGGGCACCTCCCGGCTCAATCGCATCACGACCAGTAAATTATCGCGCTGAATACGAGGGGGTTGTTGATACATTTGACGGTCTTAAGATGTTGGTCAAAGCAAACGGATATGGGGCAGACATATTTTCTACTGGCACCAATACAAAGGACTACATCATTGAACTTGGATTCACGAATGAATACAAGCTAACTCATGCAGTCATAGTAAGCAAAGACTCACACGAGAAACTTAAGAATGCAACGGCAGAGTCCTCTAAAAGCATCGCTGTGTGCGAGGGTGCAAAAGTCTTGTATATTGGATTTGAGTGTTACAAAGAATTATATTTTGATAGTCCGACTACCAATTCATTTTTGTTTCACATTCCAAACATGCTGAAGAGCGAGCCAGCAGTTGCCAACGACTCTTGGTTGGAATGGGCCGCCGCCTACACCTTCCCGGTGCCCTATTTTTACCCTGTCCCCCCTGCGACGACTACTCCTGAATCTCACTACGCAGACAAGGCTCAGGCAAAAGCAGAGAAATCTTCATATGATAAGTTTGTCGAACAACACAAGTCAAAAGAGTCTGCAAAGAAGGTTGAACAAAAAGCCAAAGCTGGCAAATCACAAGATAAACCTTCCGGCGCGATGACAAAAAAACAAAAGCAAGAGTCCACAATCCTAAGAGATACTGCAGATATCATGATGCAATACAAGGATATGCGAGGCCAGGACTTCATTGGTGATGTGTTCATGCGACAACTGCCCCCGAAGTTGGAAAAGATCGACATCTTGGGAATCAGCCAACTTTACAGAGAGTTCCTTGTGAGGGCAGACCCCAAGACTGTGGCTCTTGAAATCGCACGCTGCCTGAGCATCGACATGTCCCTGAACGAGATCATGGAATCTCTTTGTCGCACAGCTTTCGAAAAGTTATTAGACGACCCACAGGGTTTAGATAAGATCTCTGACATAATAATGAAATATGCTGATAGTATCTTCTTACCAGCCACGCAACTGGGCCTATCAGAATCCGAAGCACAGACTTTGCTAGCATCTTCCCCAGCATACCAGAAGAAACCGCCTCCGGCAAAATCCAACATGCCTGGCGAAGACCAGGAAACTTGGGTTCCTCTTTTGGCATACATAGACTACATTAGCGCAGAATCCAATGCCGCTCTTGATACAAACATAGACTTGAGTATAGAAGCAAAAGAAGCAAAATTTGATTTGATGGCCAAAGAAAAGGCTCTCAAGCAAGCTCAAACATATTATAAAGTTAATCCAACGAAAGCCAACTTGGTAGACCTGTGCACGAAGTCCGAAGCCCGGAACACTTCTTTGACGCAATTGCAAGAGCTGAACGTCGATCATTTTTCTTATGGGAGTGATTATGCCAAGACAGCCCAGATCCTAGGCACTGCTCCATTGGCCGGCCCCGGCTCATATGTTGGATTGGTCAAAGACAAAATCTTATGGGCCATCAAAAATGGCGAAACTTTGATTTGCCGAGACCTAATTGGAACTTCTGCAGATCTGCTGAAAACATTGGACGATGTTATCAATGCGCGAGAAGGCCTCGTTGAGGCATTCATTCCCGATGGCATAAAGAGACTTCCGGAAGAATACACATTTGAGTGGCCCAAGTTGCCAACAATAGATCTTCTTGCAGCAGTGAAGTCTCTGCTTTACAAGACGCTAAAAGACGCCATCGGAATACTTCTTTCACAACTTGTAAAGTTCATCTTTAAAGAGCTTCTCAAACGTTGTATGGGAGATAAGGAGGCAGCCGAAGACTTCGGAAACTTTGATCTAAACGACTTGATTAACTCAAGTCCTTTAGCTCCGAGCATTTTAGAAGATAGCTGTGGAAATCTTACGCAAGCAGAATTCTCTGATTTGATGAGAAGGCTGATGGACGACCTTTCGCTGGTGCTGACCAATAGAGAGTTGTGCGCTCTCCTCCGCGGAGATGCAAGAAAAGATTTTCCCGAGCTTCTCCCCATGCTTAAACGCATTGTTGACACCAAATACCCGCAGTTGTCTGACTGCTTCTCATCTCCATCGGATATTAGTGACTTGTTTAAGACGCTTGGCAAACTTATTCCCCTTGATATTTGCGAAGCAGTCGCAGCCAAACCCTGTGATGCAACCCCGTTCAGCGAGCTTTGTCCACCCGAAAGATTTGAAGAGGATTTGCAGGCGCAACTTGATCGAGCAAAAGAAGACAGAATCAACACGCTTAATCAGTTGGCTGATCTGCTGGCCTCCGATGCAAACACGAAGATGCCTTCTCCTATCTGTGGCATCGCGCCGGTAGGCACGACACCAGAAGAAATGGCCTCTAGAAAGACACCATCCATTCCTCAACTTAAGATGTCGGACATCCCTGTATATTCTCACATGCATAGAAAGGTGATGGAGCAGGCTTTTACAAATGTCATCATGTGCTTCAACACAGACATTAAACAATTTGTACCAGCTATTAACAGCTTGTCGAGTATACAGGGTGCTGTACAAAACACTGCAATGCCGGGCGACAAGGCGATGAACAGGGTGCTTAAGGCGGCACCAAATGAAGACGCAGGCGATGACCTGAGCGGTGTCCAGGGATCCCTCGAAGCCCAGCAAGCCGGAGCAGCGAAAGCTTTGAGATTGGCCCTGATGGATCCTGGGAATTTTAAATGGATGCCGAATGTAGCCTCCTCAAAGATTCCTGCAATTTCAGACTTATTGCAGGCTGCAGGCGTGACAGCTACCAACCCAGCCAGTCATTTTGTACTATTGTATCCTGGATATGGCGGCGCGCCCAAAATCAACTACATTCTACCTAGAAACAAGTTGAAAGAAGGATCCTCTGGAGATCCATACATAATATATGTTACAGATGCCAATAAGTTGGTTTACATAGATGCCGGAGATGGCAACAATAGTTTGATGACCGGCCACATAACTTTGCCATCTGGCGATGTATATTCTGATTTTGTAGAGGATCTTGGCGAATTCGTCAACAATGCTTCGGCTCAAAACACTCCTGGGGAGTCATATTACGATTCGCACCAAGCCGAAAGGTTCGCAGAACTGGCTATATCGGCATGGCAGGAGGACATTAACGCACCAGATATAACAAACCCTTTCTGGCAGGAAGAACTCAAAACGTTCTTCGCCGGCACTCTATTCAATTTAGCACACGAAAAGCTAATAAGAGAGTTCGCCGCAAGGATTACCCAAAGAGGATATTCAGAGAATTACGGTTACCACCTGTGGACCGCCGACGAAACCGCGGGAGGCAAGAGCACAAAGCCAGCCTCAATGCTGCTCTCCGCTGCGAATTACATCCCAGAAGGAACTACCGCGAATGATGAAATTCAATACGACTTCTCAGAGGATGTAAACACAGATCATTTGAAATATATCACCTTTGATGAGCTTGACAATATGAGTTATGGTGAGACCGGCGCCGGCTATAAAAAGAGCTTCTTTCACTCCCCAACTCTTCGAAAGCTCGACAAAGCCCTGGTACCAAACATATCAGCAGAACAGGTTTGCAATCCAAAAGCTAGCGCCCCTAGAAGCCTTCTTGGCATCGATAAGATCATCGAACAGAGCATGGAAGATTATGAAAAAATGGCATGCATTCCAGATTCCTCGGGAGTGCCCCCAGTTAAAAGAGCGCTTATTAACGGAGTCATTAGGTGTTTCTTTCGCACTATCGCTTGTGAATATGCTTTGAGAAACGTGTTCATGCTGGCAAAATACCCCATGGATGAGGTGTTCAAGAACAATGTGGTGCTAAAATATTTCGCCAACGCAATCATCAAAGATTTTTACAATCAGACTAGATGGAATTCCAAATATCCTCAGTTTTTAAGACTGTTCTTGGATGAAGTTAATCGAATGTTCAAGGACCTGGAGGCCACCATCCCAAAAGGCCAGCCCCTTCTTCATCCGCTTACAAAAGAGCCGATAGTTGTTAAGACAGAAAAGCAGAAGCTGGCCTACTTGATGGCTGAACAGATCCCTTCAATGTCGGACACTTTGAAGGAAGTGATTAGCACATCTCTGGGGGGCTACACCTTTTCCCAAAACAATATTGAAAAAGATTTCATGAATGCTATCCCGGTCGTTCAAATAGCCCGAATTGTGGATGGAGACGTCGATACCGGTGGAACATACATAACAGAAAACCGGTTTTACCAACCCTATGCTTTGGACAAGGAAGCCGGCGGAACCTTTAACAACAGACTAACAGAACTTGGACGCCAGTACTTTACCGATCCCGAAGCACTTGAAAATGACAACGATCTCGGTTACTTGGAAATGGAGCGTGCCAACCATGGCGGCTTTATATTGGAGAAATATATCTACATCGACCCAGAAGGTGTTGACGGCGAAGAAAATGGAAAATTGGTTAACTCATCCATCTATGGAGATACAGAAAAGTGGGCCCCCGAGCCTGCAGCGCTGATTCCTGTGAACGCCGGAGCCCTCTTTGGGTTCGATGATGACAATGAGTCCTCTGTTGTTCTCGGTGAAGAATATCCACTCGTCGGCTGGGGGAAAGCTTCTCTTGTGGGAAAATGCAATGACTACAAGGTCAGAGAAAGAATGGAAGAGTTCCTAGGAAAGATTTTGGAAAACGGATCATTTCCACCAAACATGGAATTCAGCGCTCTGGGCTTCGGACCAATAAAATTTGGATACAGGCTTTCGTATGTATTGCCTTCTTTGGAAAATACGGCATCTCCCGCCTTTGAACAGGCGCAAAAGAATCTGGACGCTCTTTTAACCGGCGACCCCGGGCTTTCTGCACTCACCCCTGCGGATTTGGATATCCAGGGAGCCAATTCGGCAACTCGCGATTCAGCAGAAAGAGCCGCCTTCCTTAGCAAGGCATACAAACTTACAGAGCGGCAAGTGGTCCTCGGCGCGACTGCCAATCCGAACAACCCGACGATGGTTCAAATCGGCGAGAAAGAAACCTTGAAAAGAACTTATTATGTCTTGCCCTTGATAGATGTTGAGAAAGAGGCAGATCTGCTCCCCAGCATGACTATTGAACAAGCTCGGGACAACTTTCCAGCCTGGTCTATGAGCAACACACCTTCATGGTCGTCCGGTACCGGCCCCGATGGCCCCAATGGACTAAAGAAGCTCATGAGACTGGACCCAAGGTACATGAAGCTGGTTGGCCAGGATCCACAAAACGCCATATTCAATGCCAACAGGGTTGCCTCCCTGTTGTCGTTATACACATCGACGTCAATGAATAATATTCCAGCGCTCGGCACGTTGTTTGATGCAACGAAAGAGGCGCTAGTTATGTTATTCTTTACAGCTTTGCGAGACAACGCAGATTTTACAGCAGAGGATCCTTACGAAACAGCATGCGCACAAGGAGTTCCGCCATTCCCAGCGACAGCGCTGAGTGGCTTTCCTTTCAATCTCATGGCACTTTTCTATTCAACGCCACTTAAGATGATTGCAGGTATCGTCGCACTGATAGATCCGGGTTACAAGAAGTATAAGGATAACGGAAGCGATTTCAACTTCACACCGTTCGGCAAGCACCCATATGCGTTCCCGTATACCCCAATGGGCTGGGTTTTGGTTTTCCTAGACTTCTCTTGGTATGACGACATGGAGAAAATGTTCGACAGTGACAAGAAGAGCAGCGAGGCTTGTGAAGATAATCCTGACAACGTAGTTGGGGGCACGGCCGCAAGCGACCTTCTTGCACTCCCCGAGGAAGTGGGGGGTTCGAGCCCATCCGAGTTGGACATAGCTTCGGTTCTTGCTGATATCGAAGAGGACCCATTTAATGCAACGTTCAAATATGGAATTGACCCTGCCCTTCCATGGCTAACCGGAGACGGCACCGCGGCAAATTCAGATGGAACGGACTTTTTGATTGAAAAAGATGGCGCCCCGTGGCCCCCCGAAGAATATGGGTGTGAAGAGATCCTCCTGCTCCTGGCCTTTTACAATGCCACGGCCAAAGATGGCAAAGAGGCTCTAGAGGAGATTCCATATGGCTCCGGAACAGCCACAGCGTACGATCAGCTTGTAACGATTGTCTCCGCGCTCACGACCAAGGCACTACAGAAAGGTTGCACAGATCTTCTTCACGATTCGGCCCACTTGATTTACAACGCCCCCTCTGCAGAGAAGGCAAGAGATGAATTCAAGACCTATCTTGATCTAGGCGAGGGTTACAGTGCAGACGACATCTACCAGACTATGCTAGCTAGCAACGATGTATTCGGCACCTTACAAACTAGCAACTGGGACACGGCCCTTGTCGAAAGCTTGTCAAACACCTGTAAGGCTGTTTATGGCGGCCATAAATTCTGGGTCTGGAACTCGGCCGCCATGGCCAATGATGGCATCACCCAGGGCCAGGTGCAAAAGGCCCCACAGTCAATGAACTTCAAAGAAAACGGAGCCATGGTAATGGACTTTGTTAATCATCCAACTGAGTCAGGGCAAAACCTCAAGCTAGCTGCAAAAATGAGAGCAGTGCAGTTGGGGTACAACTCCTCAACGTACAAAGACTGGGCCAAGTGGTTCTTCGAAGCAGAGGGTGGCACCTCCGCCCCTTCGAATTCGCCAGACCTTTGGGCCCCCCTTGATACCAGCGATCCCTTCGCCGACGCCCCGTGGCTCGTTACCAATTCCCCGGCCGGGTTCACTCCAGGCCCAGGCCGTTACGTGGGATCCGCGATGTTTGGGATGCCCGTATGGACACCATCTTGGGCCACAAGCCTATACTTCGCCAGCGTCACGATGGAAGCATATCTGAAAAGCCCCCCCGGATTCGACGCAATCGGAATATACGTCGACGATGGCACCAACCACAATTCCGCAATGCAGGAATTCAAAGACTGGCTTTATATGCATGCCCTCACTACCGACATTGGCGAAGACCTCCCCAAAGATGCAAAAGCGGCATATGTTGAGTTCCTTGAAAAGGCCCACGGCGATCTTGCGCAATATATTAACAACTTAGTTGAATACGCGGCAGATAATTAAGTTAATTTCTATTTATAACCTAGGAGACATTTAATGCCAGGATACTCACCAAAACTTCCCTTAAGCCTTGACGCTAGTTATGGCTATTCTTTAAATCAAACCATGAAAGAGGTTATCAAGCAAAACTTTAAAATGTTGGTGCTGACCTCTCCTGGTGAAAGAATAATGGATCCAAATTTTGGGGTTGGTATAAGGACTTTTTTGTTTGAACCCGCGGCTCAAGATACTTACGGAGCGATTAATACAAGAATAAGGAGACAGGCAAAAAAATATATGCCCCATGTTCAAATTGAACAGATTGACATGAATCCTTCGGACGATGAATCGACCCTAAACATCTCCATAAAATATTCTATCCCCTCCCTTTCTTTAAAGGACATTCTAGATATAAATGCAAATACAAACTAATTATTTTGAACAATTGTAAGTTTATCTTAATTTAAAGTAGGAATGCAAATATGCCGGCGAACAAAGATAAAGAAATCGTACCTATCAAATACACGAGCAGAGATTTCCAGACTATCAAGGGAGATCTGGTAACTTACGCAAAAACTTATTATCCGGACACGTTCAAGGATTTTAGTTCACCATCATTCGGCTCCTTGATGCTTGACACCGTTGCATATGTCGGTGATATCTTATCATTTTATGTTGATTATCAGGCAAATGAGAGCTTTTTATCCACCGCAAATGAATTTTCAAATGTTATCAAGTTGGGTCGCCAAATGGGATATAAATTCCAATGGGCTCCTTCTGCTAGCGGCTTGCTCACTTTTTATATTTTAGTACCAGCCAAGGACGGCGAAGTTGGTCCTGATTCAGCGTATGTTCCCGTATTAAAAAGGGGAAGCAAGTTCAATTCCGATGCAGGCAATATTTATACCCTGATTGAGGATGTAGATTTTTCCAACTCTGTTGAGATTGTGGTCGGAGAGGTTAGTACATCTGACCCTGGTTTACCAACCTCCTATGCCTATAAGGCCTACGGAAAGGCTATTTCTGGAAAATACTTCCAAGAGAATGTATCAGTTGGAAGCTATGAGAGGTTTCGAAAGGTGCCCCTCTCCAACTCTAACATATCTGAAGTTGTATCTGTGTTTGACTCAAACGGAAACCAATGGTTTGAGGTGGAGCACTTATCGCAAGACAGCATCCACATTCCGGTGCAAAATACCGGCGCCGACAAAAACTTGGCACCTAGAATCCTAAAAACAATTTCAGTTCCTCGCAGATTTACAATAGAAAGATTCGGCAATGCAACGTTCTTGCAGTTCGGATATGGTTCAGAAGATCAATTAAGTAAAAGGTTTATTACAAACCCAAATGATGTTATAATGAAACAGCATGCGAGAGATTATATTAGCGACACATCATTTGACCCAACCGTGTTAAACCAATCAGACAAATTTGGAGTCACTCCGGTTAATACAACTTTAACCATCAAATACAGGTCCAACTTGACAAGCGAGGTAAACGCAGCCGTAGCGACGGTGAATCGCCCCGCTCAAAGCCTTTTTGACTTTCTAGACGCAGATGCAACCGACGCTTCCAAGATCGCAACGGTCAGAAGCAGCCTTGAATGTACAAATGATGAACCGATTGTCGGAGATGTTTCCATCCCCTCACCGGACGAAATCAAACACCGAATCACATCCCAGTTTGCATCCCAGCAAAGAGCCGTAACTAGAAACGATTATGTAGGCCTCGTATACCGTATGCCGCAACAATTTGGAGCGATTAAGAGATGCAATGTGCTGCAAGATATAGATTCGTTTAAGAGAAACTTGAATTTATATGTTGTTTCCGAGGACACCGATGGTCTTTTAACTGCAACAAACGGCACAATTAAACAAAACCTAAGAACTTGGATCAATCAACATAAGATGATTAATGATACGGTTGATATTTTGGATGCAACAATTATAAACATAGGCGTTAATTTTGTAGCAGTCGGCAAGGTCGGCTATAATAAGTATGAACTTTTGAACAGTTGTTATTCTGCAATTGCCGATGCCCTGACATTTACCAGAGATATTGGCGAACCAATGCATGTCACAAATATATATCAGGTATTAAACGCTGTTCCAGGCGTCGTTGACACGATTGATGTAAAATTTGTCAACAAAGCAGGGGGAGTATACTCTGATGCCTTTTATGACATCAAAGAAAACATGTCTGCCGATGGAAGATATTTGGCTTCTGCAGAAAGCGTAATCCTTGAGGTGAAGTATCCGAGAAATGATATTGTGGGGACGATTAGATAATGGGTATTAAAAGATATACAGCATCGTTTGATACAACGATAACAAACGCCTTTAAGCAAGATTTGACAACTCGCGGCACCGGTTCAAACATGGGAGCTTCTGATATATTGGAAACTTTTTCCATTTATGGCCAGGTGTCTGGAACCTCCGGAGCCTCTCAAGAACTATCTCGTATCTTGCTCAAGTTCCCCGTTAACCACATCTCTGCATCAAGGTACAATGGAGATCTCCCTGTTAGTGGAAACGTATCTTTTTACTTGAAAATGTCCAATGTTGCACACGGCAGAACACTGCCATCAACTTACACGCTAATGGTGATGCCAGTATCTAATTCATGGTCCGAGGGAACAGGCTTGGATATGGAAGGTTATACCGACGAAGGGTATGCAAGCTGGCTCTCGGCTTCCACGGCGAAAAAATGGGACAGTGCTGGTGGTGACTATCACAGTGCAACATACACCAACTTGGCCAGCAACACCTTACCCTCCTCCAGTTTTTACTTTGAAAAAGGCAACGAAGACTTGGAATTGGATATTACAAACTTGGTAGAGGAATGGATTGTTGGAGAAGCATATAGCAGCGCCTGGCCAGGAAAGAGAAATCATGGAATTGGTATCCACCTTACGGGCGCCCAAGAGGCATATTGGGCAGGCGCTTCCGACCACGAAGTGGTCCAAAACACTGTTGGTACGCTGACATCTTCCTATTACACAAAGCTATTTTTCGGCAGGGGAACGGAGTATTTCTTCAAACGCCCTATAATTGAAGCCCGTTGGGATTCTGCTACAAAGGACAACCGGGCAAATTGTTATTTGAGTGCCGCAATGGCCCCTGCAGTTGACAACTTGAATACACTGTATTTGTACAACTATGTGCGAGGCGAGCTTAAAAACATTCCAAATATTGATAACGGTGATCCGATTTATGTTCAGATTCATAGCGGCACAAGTGGTCCGACCAGTCACGCACTACACTTACCCAAGGGCGGCGGGGTTTATAGCACAACAACCCAGCAAACACAATACATTACAGGCGGCTATGTCGCCACAGGTACATATTCGGCTTCGTTTGCCACAACATCGTCTGTTGCCAGCAGTACTTATTTGTATGATGTTTGGTTGAGCGGCACCGCAGCGCAATTACATGATATAACGAGCCCTACATTTTATCACACAGGCGCAGCAATAACTCCGAAGACTTTTGAAGCATCTAATAAAAGCCCGGATCAAACCTACTACACAAATATTAAGAACTTGAGAGACACATATGTGTCTAATGAAACTGCGAGATTTAGAGTCTATGCTAGGGCGAAAGATTGGAATCCGACTTTGCACACCGTCGCCTCTACAGATATAGAGACAACCATGGTGGAAAGCGCATCCTTTAAGGTATATAGGCTCGTTGATGATATGGATGTTATTCCATATGGTACCGGAAGCGACATGCACACACAACTATCATATGATATGTCTGGTAGCTATTTTGATTTGGATATGTCAATGCTGCAGCCAGATTATGCATATGGTATTAAGCTGGTATACCGCGTCAATGGAAAGTGGGTCGAGCAGCCGGAATCATTCAAATTTAGAGTAGAGTAACGATAATGGGTATAAAAGATTACTTTTATAATGCAAAAATCAGTCCACTAAATAGTTCTAGTATCAACGATGCTTCTGCTGATGCTGAGTCGTACCGGTATGTCGACGCCAAGCTCTCCGATATGCAGAGGTTCATCCCTCATATCAATCTAGAAAAGCCCGAAAACTTTGCACGCTACGGCCTTGCGGAGATGTATTATGAAGATTCCATCAAGAGAATTTATAAGACATACCCGTATGACGGTTCGCTGTATGAAAAGGTAAGTTGGGAAAATAGCTCCTCTTATGTAGACAAGCACGTATTTGATAACTTATACCCCAGAACCACTGGGTACATTATATTCGCGCCCCAAGACGCAGGTTGGGGAACTTCCACAAAATCATCTCACACATTTGCTCCGCTCAACGCCCAATATGGATTGCCAAGTATCGTCGAGTACATTACGGCTTCTGGTGGTCCACATGTAGAAAGCGGTGTTAACTTCAAGACAACTGGTTCCAAGGCAAACGTTTGGGATCAAGTAAACAACCGTGAGTCCAACTTAAAGATTGGCGGCGAAGATGGCAACACTGTTGAGTTTTGGCTAAAGAAATCACAGTTTCTTTCTGCCCTTACTCACATTCCCACGAACACCGCCGGCCTGAACTTAACCGACAGAGAAGTCATCGTCGATGTCTGGACAACAGGAACAATGTCTTCCAGCGCCGATTACGGCCGTTTAACCGTCGAAATGACGGGTACTGCAACTGATGGAGCATCCCCCTTCTTGGTGACCTACATGTCTGGTACCAAGGGTTTTGCTTCTCAATCGATTGGAACCAGCCTAACGACATCTTCAATTGCCGATGATGCGTGGCACCATTATGCCTTCACATTCCAGAACTCTGGAAGCAGTATCGAAGCAAGCCTATACATTGATGGTAAACACAACCAGACGATTCATACCGGATCTACCATCGACTATGTTAGCGGCAATTTGAAGGCGGCAATCGGCTGTCTTATCACCTCTCCGTCTGGCTCTGGCTTCCCTGGCCACTCTGCTGGTGGAAGCACGACCGACTTGTTCAAATACGGAAAGTTGTCTGGATCTCTGGATGAGTTCCGTTATTGGAAAAAGGCAAGATCCGCGAGAGATGTTGGTATATTCTGGAATGATCAAATCGGCGGAGGCACAAATACAGATTTGGCCAACGCACAACTGGGTGTTTATTATAAATTCAACGAAGGAATTATCGGCACAAGTTCTGTTGACTCAGTGGTTTTGGACTATGCGGGAAGAGTTTCAAATGGTGGTTGGATAGGTTACAGTTCAGATTCTAGAAACACTGGGTCTGCCATTATTGAATCTTCAGCGTCGGCAGCAGAATTCAAGGATCCGATCATCTATTCTTCACATGCAGATGTGGCGAACCTGATGGACTCCAAGAAGCGTTTAGGAAGAGAATGGGATTCAAGAAACCCGGCCGCTATTTACCATTCGCTCCCGGGCTGGATCCTAGAAGACGACGAGAAAAATGAGAGAGATACCCTAAAGAAGCTGGTACAGATTATATCCAGTTACTTTGATACGCTTCACATGCAGACAATGTATCTCCCACGAATTGGCGATATTTCGTATGGAAGCAGTAGCTTTAAGCCCCTTCCGTTTGTTAGGCAGATGATCGAATCCCGCGGGTTCATCGCTCCAGATATTTTTGCCGATGCAGATGTGCTTGAGAAATTCTTAGCGAGATCAACAGATAAGAAGTTTGAAAACGAACTTCATGACATTAAGAACCTCATTTACCAAAATATCTACAACAACTTGTCGCATATTTATAAAACAAAGGGTACCGAGCAATCGATAAGAAACTTGGTGAGGTGCTTTGGTGTTGATGACGAACTTATCCGCATCAACATGTATACAGATGGGGCGACATATACTCTTAAGGATAACTATCGTTCAACTTCAGTCAAGAAAAAGTATGCCTCTTTCCAGTTGAGCGGAAATCATGACGCAACCGTGTTCATGAGAAGTTCATCTGTCGATACACCCTCTATGTCTTATCTTTCTGGAGGAAACTCCAGAGTAGCGCCAGATGGTTACACATTTGAAGCAGAAGTATTATTCCCGCATCAAGCAACTGCTGGAGGAACGATAGAGCAAAGTCAGTTCACCAACCTTTCGTCTTCATTATTCGGCGCCCACTCTGCCCAAGCTGATCCAAACGATTTTCAGTGGAACAAAACAAGAGATGACTTTAACTTTCAGGTGTATGCAATCAGAGATTCAGAGGGTTCGAAGAACACATACTTCAAGCTAACTGGAACAACTGGTGGGCTGTTCCCGAATCTTACTAGTTCTGTATACAGAAACGTGTATGAGAATGAGAAGTGGAATTTTGCAGTGCGAGTAATACCGGGCTCTGGTTCTCTTTATAGTGGTGTATCTGGAAGTACTGATGATTTCACAATTAATGTTGAGTTTTACGGCGTCAACATGGAATTGGATCATCCTCAGAACGAGTTCCATGTTTCCGGCACCATTGGAAAACAAAATGTAACTGCCAACTTCTTCGCGAACCCAAAAAGATTTTATGTTGGAGCGCACAAGACCGGATTCACTGGATCAACGCTGGTTAGCAGTGATATCAAGATTTCTTCGTTCAGAGGCTGGGCTAGTCAAATTGATAATAGTGTTATCAAAGCGCATGCAGCGGATGTAGAAAACCATGGTGTATATAGTCCATACAAAACTCCAACTGGTACTGCTCTTTCGCAGTATTTAAAAGCAAAACACATCCCACAAATAGAAACTTTGCTTTGGGATTGGGACTTTCAAACTTTAACTGGTTCAGACAGTAGCGGCCAATTTGTCGTACAAGACAGATCTTCAGGTTCGTATTCTGGAAATACCGGCGCCGGCGCCACTACAAGGATCAATCCCAATTATGGCGTCCTCGGCCTTCACTTACTAAACAGGCAGTACACGGGTCTCGGATATGATTTCGATGCCAACAACACAGGGTCAATTGCCAATGAATATGTATACACTGCGAAAAAGCGACAACCTGAAATTGCAACAAGCACCGATATGGTTACGGTTATATCTCAAAGCTCAGATGACCAGGTGTTTACAAGAGACACAGAGCCTTTAAATTATTACTTTGCTGTGGAAAAAAGCATGTATTCGGTTATTTCCGATGAAATGATAAAGATCTTTTCCACAATCATGGACTTCAACAATCTCATCGGCGAACCAGTTAACCGTTACCGACCTGGATATAAAGACCTTACAAAGCTGAGACAAATGTTCTTCGACCGGGTTCAGAACACACCGGACTTGGATAGGTACATTGATTTTTACAAATGGCTTGATTCGTCTTTGACAAAGATGATTGCAGAGTTAATTCCTGCATCGGCTAATTTCTCAGAAACAATGCAGACTGTAATTGAAAGTCATGTTTTGGAAAGGAACAAATATCACACCAAAGTTCCTACAATGGAGAGGAAAAAAGAGACAATTGATCCGGAAGCCACATTGATGTCCCCGGCCCAAACTCCTGGCAATATTGGTTTCGGACAATCACAATTTGGCCAAGCGAACAATCCATCTAGTATTCAAAATGCTGGATATAATTGGAAACAAGGACACGCCCCAGTCACTTTGGACCAGAGCGAAAATGGTTTGTGGTGGAAAGAAAGGGCAATCCGCTCAGATTCCCCACTTAGCTCAAGCCATGCAGACCCGATTCATGAAATTACAAATGAGCACAGAGAAAAGATTCGCCAAGTTGTCGTAGGAACAACCAAGGGTAAAAAGATTAACCTAAGAGCGTCGGACAATACAGCATTTACTGCTTCCGCTTATTTCTCGAAAAGGGTTGCAAAGCCATATAATTACTCTGTTCAAAAAAGCCTTGAACTTCGCGGCGGCTCAAATCAGTTTGTTAACAAGTCTGTCGCCGCTTATAAGCCAATTATTAGATTTGGATCTGATGAATCTCTCACAATTGATGTTGAGACCATTAAAAGAAATGATCTGTTTGATGCTCTGGATGCCAAAGAAAACGAAAGAAAAGAAAGAATAGGCTTCCATGCTTCTTCCAGTGCATTGAGTAAAGACTTTTCGCACGGAGATTTGGTAACGCCATTTAGCATTTATAGTGCCTCTGCTGCCCCAGATATTACTTCCAGCGCGAATTACAAGTTTATCATAACCAACTTCCACGATGATTCATATGGATCCGCCGGCAATGTTGGAGTCCCGATGCAGGGATTGTTTACTGAGAAATACGTTGGAGGTTCGCAACACAGACACGTTGAAATCAACACCGGCAGCGACAGCAGTTTGAACCGCCCCGAGGCATGGATTCTTGACAATGTTGGGTCTACTGACTCGACCATCAGCGCACAGATTTCTCTTAAGAGCCCCTCGGCCAACAACGTTCACTACCCAAGAGCGCAGTATTATAGAGACGAGATTGCAAAGCGGCCGGTTAACATTCGCAACATCAAGCAGTCTACTGGCTCCAGGGGTTTGACCACCATTGGTAACTACGAAAAGAACTGGCAAGTTGTACAAACTGCTGGCGGCAGATCAACCCAAAACAAACAGTTTGTATTGAGCGGAGGCTTCAGTGCTTCTCACTCCCAATCATTCGCGGTCTCTGGGACAATCGATTTTGAGCTTCCCACAAGGCAGCGACACGAATCGGTAATTGTAAGCAGGTTCTCTGCCCCAGGCGGCCCTGAGATCAACAGCCGCGGCTTCTTAGACGCCGCTGCGGAAGAATATTCACTATACAACGCTCTTCCATGGAGAAACGCAACCATTCGCGCCCCACTGGATGAATTGTTAACGAAGCACTGTGGGCAGTTTGGCGTAGACAGCGAGCACACTGGGCAAATCACTTCCTCTGAAGGAATCTTGATTTTGCACAGATCCGCTTCGTATCACAAGATAAACAAGAACCCGCTGAAGAGAATCAACCCGCACAAGTTCAATGACGGCCATAGCCCGGGAAGCGAGCAGGGCCACGCCCCCTATTCTGAAACCTCCTCTTTAAAGGACAACTGGTTCATACAGCATGCCATTCCAAGGCAGGAACTGAGCTACAGGTGGATTACGGCCTCTGCTCAATCTGGTCCGTACGGCTACTCGGAGCCAGATAGTTCCAACGCCGGCGGAGCCTCATCGGACATCACTTTTGAAAGCTCCAGCCACGTAGGTAGCTACATAGCTTCCGGCGAGAGAGTTTTCGGCTCGGATAGAACAAACAACAAGGGTGATTTTTTAGCAACTGACTTTGTTGGAATGAACGGCAATGTCGTCGACGCAATTTCAGCTAGTGCCAATATTTTGGGATATGTTGATGAATCAGATGGAACTCCGTTGTATTCTAAACCCGATGGCGACCGATTTGTATATCGAGCCAATCACCATATTGATTCTTATTCTAACAGAAACAATCCACCCCCATCTCCCGCAGGAAGCGACAATTTGGGAAGAGGCTACGTCCCCGTATTAAACGCAGTACTGCTTAACAGAAACGGCCCATACCAACATCCATCTTGGAAACAGATTAGAGGTTGGCAGCATCCTATTGCGAGATTCCACAGAAAGAACAACATGATCTCCTATGTAAAGGAGTTTAATGATTTGGTTGGCGGCAATGCCGGCTTCAAAGGAACAACTAGAAAAGAAATCCGACACTTTACCGAGCCGGCAGTAACCTCAAAATATATGCCGTTCGTGCACAAGCTGGATGTCAAACCGCTCAACTATGATCAAGACGAAGTACCAATGTCAGACACGATTACAATGGTGCACACATATGGAAACAATATTTCCAAATTCACTTACAATGTCGTTAACGATGCATCGCAGGGAAGCCAAAATAGAGCAATTCACACAGAGTTGGGTGTTCAATACCCAGAAAAGGATCACAATGAGCAGGTCTACAACGACCTCAAGGGTATATACCTTCTTGATAAGTTTGGACCAGCTTCTTCAGAGGCCAATCCAATTGAGAAAATGCACTACATGGATTACAAGGAAACGGTGTTCCCGAAGGGCTCAAACACTTTCCTGGGCAAGGTTCGAGGTAGGGAAAGTTATGCAGATACAGAGGATTCACTCCTTAAGGATAGGGTTGACCAGCTTAAGACTTTCTGGAGAGATAACCCGATTGACAGATCGAGACACGGCAGCACCGACGCCGCCGCAGGCGGAATCAACTCGTTTGGATATGTATATCACAAACAGCAGAATACTGGCGATTACACCGCGAATGTTGGAAACAACGCAATATCAGCATCTGAGATAGGTTACACCACGGGAAGCGCCGCATTGAGCGTTTGGCCGCTGGATTGCAACAACTATTGGCCAGAGGTTGGGTTCGCTAACTACATTGTGACGCCCTCTGCATCAATCATTGCAACGGTAACCGGTGGGCTAGCTTCGGAATCTTGTCCAGTCCCGGCTCTCAATGGAGAACTGGGTCACTGGTCTGATCCCATGATTGTGAAGAGCGCATACTCACGAGGACAGCCGGCAACAGCCTCCATGCAATACGAATACGGCAATTATATTCATGCCCTCGGTGCATCCCTCGGATTGGCCGCGACTGGTTCTACTGAGATCCTTACTCATTGTGTTCCGAAGTGGACCACAAACCTGCTAGCCGGCAAAAACCCGTGGTATGATTCTTACGAAGACTATTCGATTGACATTCGCGCCATGGCAAAAGACTACTCCATCATTCCAGAATTTAGAATTTCGGAACACATGGATCACTATGTTCTTAATGGATTCAGCGCGAAAAACAACAAATTCCTAACTCTCGAAGGAGCCAGCGGCTCCCTTTCTGCCAGCGCTGAGAGTGAATCTGGCGATATCAATGGGTCTTTCTATAGAACCTACGCTCATACTGATTTCATGAAATACTTTGGAATGATCAAAGAGGACCATGAGAAGAACGGCAAAGGTAAGCCAATGAGGCTTACACTTAGGTGCAAGGGCGTCAAGAAGCTTCTACC